GTATGGCTAGTGCTACCACTGCTATAGCATGTTTCGCATGTTCGTCCAACATACTGTATATATAACCTCGACAAATAACGAGTCACGAAGTATGAGTGCTACGAGTTATCGAGTGTAGCGAGATATTATCAAGTGTAACAAGATATATCAACGCTAAATAAAATCACTGCGTACAGTGCTTACTCGCAGTTTGAACACTCTAGTTAGTTTTGGAATAGTCATAGACCCAATTCGAAAAAAACAAACTAGCCGACACACTGTACGCATAATTACTATATGTTTCCAAGAAGACTATATCCAGAAACGCATCGTACTGCGTATCAAATTCAAATATCATACGCTACAGCACCAATGGCTTGGGAATCACAAACACAGTATTGGGTACTACACTTGTACACTCAACACGGTGTAGATTCCTATCAGACTTCGGAGCGTACTATAGCATTTACGTGCGAGCGTGATAGAGCTTTTGCGAGTATGGTTATACAGGATAAGAACCGTTATTTAGTTACCCTTTGATTTCGACACCGTTTAGCAGGTCGTTTGGTATCGTTTTACACGGTATCTAGGAAATTGTTTTGTTATAGTCATCAAGTACTGTGATACTCTAACTGAAATTTTTGCGTAGCAAACGCTTCGCGCTGTTAGAAAAATCTGCGTACCGTTTCACGGCTTTTGGGAATCGCGCACCGCTTCGCGGCTATACGGGCTTGATGTGACTGTGTTGTAGTGCGAATATAGTGTGTTCTGGTTCAGTTGAGTCACAGTCTACATATATGTCACAACGGCAGTATACATCACCGGGCAGTGTTTGTGAGTTGGATCTTTGTAATACCCACTCCCATGCATTTTCTTCTATGGTTTTGTAAACTGCTTCGCCAACTGCTCTGCGTACCCATAACTGTTCTAGATTGGTGTTACGGTGCGACCATTTGTACTCACACTGAGCGAGATAGTAACGAACGATTGTGCCATTGTTCAAAAGTATATACTCCTAACTTATATAGTTAGCAAACCGTCTAGAGGGGATATTCGAAATTCTGGCAACTTTCTCCTTTGCGTAGAAATGTTGCACCGTTTGAAATATGGAAGCGTTCTGCCATTTCAGTTAACGGTGATAGTGTAACCATTCGAGAATATAGATCTTGTGCATTGTCTCTTAGTTGGTTAATTATAGTCCTACCTGCACCTTTGTTATAACTCCAAACAGTATATGCAACACATACCGTACCTTCAGGATCAGATAATTCAAACATTTCTTGTTCTGTAATAGGAACATCTTTACACAGTGCAAAACACACAACAGCATCTACACGATCGTTGTTTTCAAGCACCACTATGCTTCGACCACCGCCCACACGTTTTTCAAATGGGATATGAGGACGTACTGGATCCTCTGTAATTAAATCACGTTCATTAAATGTGATGTTTCTTATCATTCCTCTGTACCTAAATTATTAATAAATGCTCTAAGCCGAGTTGAATCTGTTTCGGCTCGAATCTTTCCTACAGTATCACCTTCACTTGGATCTTGTGATACTTCGTCTGGTGCAGTTGGCGAATTGCCACGCTTGAGTTGATCATAGATAGTTGCTTTGCGTTTGTCAAATTCTTTATAGTCTTCGTCGTCGCCTAAGTCGCGAATACGTAAACTGTCTATGTCAAATTCTAGATCAATTTTTTGTCCAACACCGCTTGAACTTCTAGTTTTCATTAACTGTATCTGATAGCGCCCACGCTCACGCATTGCTCTACTTGTAAAGATACCTATGAGGTTGTCCGCCGTGTTAATTTTCGATATACCGCCACTAATATGACTATGGTCAAATTCTATCTCCTCTACTGAACTTCTATTCAACTGAGATGCTGTAACAAAGATACAATTAAGTTCCATTGCCAAGTTGCGTAGTTCTTCTGATACATACTTGTCTTTAACAAACAAGTTTTCTGCTGAAATCTTTTGTCCAATTGGATGCATTAGATCCAAATAGTCTACAAGCACAACATCTACTTTTTTGCCTGTTTTGATTTCATATTCTTTTATATATGCACGTAAGTCATTTGCATTCTTGCCTGTAGGCATATACTTAACTTGGAATGCACCTGACTTTTTACCAATCATTTTAACTTTCATTTCAACATCATCAATGCTCTTGAAAATGTCTCTGCTTGGAATGTCAGTTGTCATTGAATCAAGTCGCATACTAACCAATGCTTCTGAAAGTTCAAATGTAAGATACAATACATTCATTCCTGCTTCACACCAGTTTACACCCATGTTAGCCAAGAACAAACTCTTACCTGAACCAGAGCCGCCTGCAAAGATATTCAGTTCGCCTCTGTTGAATCCGCCAAACAGTTTCTTGTCTAGACTTGGCCAACCTGTGCTTACCTGTCCGTTTTTATCTTTGATGCCTTCTAATCTGCTTCTAGGGTCTGCAAAATAATCTGTACCTAAATCTTTTTGTAGTCCAATCTGTACAGCCTTCTTAACTAGGTCTTCAACTGGTCCATACTCACCTTTTTCAAGCAAGTCTGCACTCTTTAAAATTGCTGTCTCTAGTGCTTTGTGTCTTGAAAATGTTTCAAATTCTGCCAATAACCAATCATAGTGATTTTCTTGTAGTTGCCCTGGATCTTTTAAATTTTGATCTGTTGCTGCGTTGATCATATCAAATGTAGGCAGAGCATTGTGTTCTTCTACATAGTCTTTGATAAACTTTGCTGGTTCTTGTAAACGTCTGTCAAATGTCTGTGGATCAAATACACCTTGACAGCGCACAAAACTTTCTGCGTCTGTCATAAACATTTCTAGATATACCTTTTGTATATCATAACCATAATCTGTGTTCTGTCTTGTCATACGTTAATTATACTCGCAAAATTAAAAATTGTCAAGCCCAACCCATTACTAATTTTGTATCTTCAGGTACCATGTCTAGACTAAACGGTGGGTCAAACACCAGTGTAGTGTTAGCAGTTTCTATACCATCAACACCGAGGATTGCTTCTCTAATATCTTCACATATTTGATCAGCAAAAGGACACATCATACTTGTTAGTGTATGTCTAACTTCACAGTGTGAATCTACAACATCAAGTTCATAAATTAGTCCTAGATCTACTACGTTGATACTTATTTCTGGATCATGCACTTGCCTTAGTGCTTCAATTACTTGCTCTTTTAATTCCATATTCTTTCCTTAAAAACGGTAATATGATTCTTTTTGTATAGAATCGTTGCTGCTTAGGTGATGGATGATCGTCTCCTGGTACAGTAAACGGTGTGCCTTGAGATAATGAGAACTCATAGATACTAGGTAAAAATTTACTATGATCTAACATGTCATAAAGATGTTTACATGCAGGATGATCTACAAATTCAAATACTGCGTCTTTGTAGTTAGTAAAAAAGTATTTTATATTGTTTGCTTGCAAATACCATTGCACTCTCAACATGTGTTCCAGAGTTTCTATTTGGTGTTGTATTTCGTTGGCCTGTCTAAAATAATCTCTGCACATTTTGTTTTGCCAAAATGCATTAAGCAGTGTCCATGCACCAGTATCGTCCGGATTAAACTTATAGGGATTTGTAACCCATCCGTCTGCTGGATCACGCCAGTCTTCCATGTTATTGCCATACTTTTCTTTTCTATCAATTCCACTCCACATAACACCAACTAATATATCTCCATAGTTGTGATTGTGTAATTTAAAAAGCAAGTCTCTTGATATAATGCCATTTCCTGCGCTAGGCAATCCACAGTGTGTAAGAGGCACATCTAGTGCTATAGATAACCACTGTGGCCATGTTCGTGGATCCTCACTTGTAGCATCACTAAAACTACAACCGCTACTAATCAATCGCATGTGAAAACTTTTACTCCGTAGTGCTGTTCAAATTCTTGTGCATCTTCAATTGTATTAACAATAGGTTTGCCTTTGATGTTTAGGCTTGTGTTTAAAAGTATAGGACAGCCTGTTTCTTCATACCAACGTTCTAGCAGTTTTCTAAAGCCCACGCTTTGATCTGCAGAAACTGTCTGAACCCTACTGGTGCCGTCCCCGTGGATGATTGCAGGTAGTCCAGTATCCTTGCAAGTTGCAGTGTATTGCATAAAGGGTCCGACATGTCCGTCGAAATAGGTAGGCGCATGTTCCTCCAGTACTGCTGGTGCAAATGGTCTAAACTTCTGTCTTCGTTTGATTTCGTTAACTCTGTCTTTGATGTCTGTACCTCTTGGATCTGCGAGTAGACTTCTGTGTCCAAAGGCTCTAGGGCCAAACTCGGCCCTGCCATTAGCCACACCAACAATACCAGTAGTAAGTAATTCTTGTAGTGCTTTTTCAACAGGATATTCTCCTTCAATATTATACCCTGTGTACACATGCTTCAGGGGCATAAATTCTTTTTTGTGTGCAAGTACACACCCAACGCTAGACCCTGCATCACCTGGATTAGGCATTATCCATACGTTGTTAAAAAAGTCATGGGTAATGTGATTGGCTGAGCAATTTAATGCACACCCTCCCATTAATACAAGATTTTTGCTATCAACTAGGTTGCTGGCTACATCTAATACGCCTTTAAATATCTGCTCATATGCTTTCTGGGTAGCAGCAGCAATGTCAAACATGTCTTGTTCACTAGTAAGATCAGGACGCCACCATAGGCATCCTCTGTGTAAATTTTGTTTAAAACTTACAGGGTCACCTTTTAAATCAATAAAGTCTTCAACAATATCCTTTAACAATCGATTAGGGTCGCCATAAGCAGCCATACCCATAAGAATATATTCATCTTCTTGAGGCTTTAATCCTAGTCTTTGTGTGAGTGCCGAGTACCATAATCCAACGGAGTTAGGGTACGATCTAGAATAGACCTTTGTGAGTTTTGTTTCATTTGCTTCCCAGATTGTGAGTGTGTCAAATTCTCCAATACTGTCGATACTAACAACACAGGCTTCTGTAAAAGGACTAGTATAATAACCGGCAGCAGCATGGGAAAGATGATGATCAGTATACCTAATAGGAACAGATATCCCATAAGATCTAAGATAACGTTTAATATTGTTTTCCCTAAATTTGATCCCTTGCCCTGCTCGAAACTGTCTAAGAGTTTTGACAAGGGGTCTTTCATACCAAATAACTTCATCTGGTTCTCCCCAACGTTTTGCATACTCTATTAATTTATCATTTAAATGCGCATCGTTTTTTACACCACTAAAGCGTTCGCTGTGGCTTGCAAACTCTAATCCGTCATCTGTAAATACTGCTAATGCAGCATCATGGCTGTTAGCACTTATACCCCATGTAATCATACTTCTATATCTATAATTTGTCCTTGGACTTCTAATTCGCTGACTGTGCTTAGATCTCTGTTGTATCTAAGAGCAGCCTGTTGTCTAAGATCGGCAATTTCTTGCAATCGATCTTCTATTGCTTTTTGCCAAGCTAGTTTTACTTCTGTTCTGCTTGCTGCTTCAACTACACGCCTACGATCTTTTTCTATAGGAGGTGTAATGTTTTCACTGTTTGCGTAAACATGTTGATGCCCGTATAGTTGTGCTTGTATTTGTTGTTGCACATCAAAGGGCATCCCATTGGTTGGTAATGCTTTCATATCAACTCCTGTCAATTGCCATCTGCATTAGTTTTTCTGGTAAACTGCATACCCAAATATATGGTACCCAAAATAGTATGTTATAGATTATTAGTTCTATCATTGTGTACTTTCTCCCAATACTGTTCTGTGTCTAACTGTGGCATAGTCTTTTGTTTCTCTTCATATGCTATTCTGCGTTTACGTGCTTGGCGTATACCCCACCAAAAATATAGACGCCAAAACAATTTTGTACCCATTAACCATTTTTTCATTTGTAGATGAACGGATCTCGTTTCTTCATCTCTGCAAGTTTCTTTTTGAACTCGCGTTCTTCTTTATACCATGTAATAGGCCAAATAATAAATGACCAAATCTTTTTTAAGTAAACCATTTCTTTGCTTTCAATCTTATTTTTAAAGGACTGCTTTCGGCAGCAGAAGTAATACTGTATAGCGTATATAACCTACCGTACTTATCGACTGCATCTCCTATATCATTTATGTCCTGACTCCAGTCTGGCATACTCACAGACCATCCTAATTCTATTGCACGTTCGACAAGTTTGCTGCCTGCTTTATCTCTATCTGGAACAACATATATATCTTTTTGAAGTCTATTGAGAAGTAGTGCTTGTGCGTCATTTATATCACTTCCTCCTATAGCACAACCTTCTACGTGTAGTGCATCGATCTGTCCTTCACATAATATACAGAATACTTTGTTAGGACCTTGTTCATCTAAATTAAACACATAACCAGGTTGCATGGTAGTTAGGTACTTACTTTTGCTTTCCCCTATTGCACGGGCTGTATATCCAACTACACGACCTTCGTAGTAGAAAGGTATAATAAGCCTATCACGGTAACCTAAACTAGGCGACCAATAATATTCAATATCATCTACACGCAGATTACGTTCTAGCATATATTGAAATACACGCACCATGCGCTGATCTAACTGTCCTGCTTCGACCCACTGGTGCTCTGATAGTTTAACGGCATCATCTGGCAACGAGACAGTTTTGAATGAAGGCATTTCGGCAATACGTGTTTTTGCTTCTACGCCTTCATTCTCTCGCATCACTTCAAGTGCTACCTTGTTGATTATATCGTCAGGTGTACCCATCCATTGTAGTAACTTACGCATCTTGTGTGAAAATGGTCGTCCTGGTTGCCATGAAGCTTTGTAACCACAGTTAAAGCAATGATAACTTATACCGCCATCTGTGTTACTTATAAGGCCGCCTCGGCCTCTAGTATCTGCACTATGACCGTTATGATGACAACAAGACGCATTAAAGGATAGCCACCCGCTAGGCGTTGTTTTACGCTTTTGCGGCAAGAATGTCAGAACTGTATCAGCGACTATACTCATACAATTATAATAGCATCAAGCTAGGTTAAAGTCAATGATTTAATTTAATACTGCCAATAGAACCATCTGTCCAACTGTTGACAGTTGCTCTTACCCATACATAATTACCTGTAAAGTTTTTGATAAAACTACCATCGCTTTCTGTTGTGTCAGTAGCAGTGCTTTCGTGTTCTGTTGTATCTAATGTAAACCAGTCGGCTGTGCTTGGATCTACAGCAAGTGTTGCTTGCATAACGATTTTGCCAATAAAACCTGTAACAGTATATTGCACACTATGGAAGCCATCACTACGTCCATAGTATCCGTCACCTCTGTATTTGTCTCCAGTGACAGTTTCAGTTGTGCTATCGCCCGGATGCACTTGATTTGATAATATTGTTTCACTATTACTTGGCATAATGTATTTACCTTAATTACGTACTAAAATTTTAGATATACTTGTTGTAGGATTGCTAGTTGTCTTAAATCTAAGATAACTAAACACACCATTAAAGTTTGTTGGTACAGGTTCTGTTTCGCTACCTGTAAGTGTTATTGTAGATACAGTTGTCCAATTATTTGTACCTGTAATTTGATTATCGAGTGTTGCTTGTACTTCTACATCACCAGCATATCCGTTGTTATATATTGCTACAGTATGTAATGCTTCGTTGCCATTTAAACCAGGGTGTGCTGTAATCTTATCTGCATCGTCATTACCTGCAAACCATTCGTCTGTAACTTCTTGCCAGTTAGTTACAGTAATACTATCTTTAGGACCAGGCATAGCATTGCCATCTAAATAAATTGTTCCAGCAGCACCAAAGTCTCTATCATTATAAGTTACTGTTCTAGTTTGATTAGACTCTAGAATCCAAACAGTGTATGACAAGTACTGTTGATTTACATTTAGTGTATCTGCATCAGTAAATGTAAAAGTAAAGGTTCCTTTTGTACTTGCTGTTGTGCCGTCGTCTGTAACTGTTGCTGCACGTTCTATAATTTTTGTATTTTCTCTATCAAAAACTGAAACATATACTGACTTTCCAAATACGTTTACTGGTTTTTGATCTGCATTAAGCATACGGAATTGAACTGTATTGTCAACTCCTCTATAAATTTTTACTGTTCGTTGATACACTGGTCTATACTCCACGTTAAACCCGGCATCGTTTGAGATGACTAAAATTTGATCATTTACTAAATATCTAGGTATAAGTTGCATTACCAGGTCCTTTACTAAGTATATTTATCGAGAGCACATGTTATTAAAAGAGATAGAAAAACAATTTCCATATATTAGCGTTGTAGCATACGGCGGAAAAGAGTATGTTGGTATAATCACGAATCAAGATCAAACTGTTACTACAATGTTTGTATATACTGATTTAAAAACAGATAACGATAAAAAACTGTTACTTGATTTAGGAGAAATTTGGTGGTGGGAGTCAAATAGAATGTTACCAATTACAACATTCTTAAGAGAAGAAATTTCACCGTTAAAATATTCAATGATGACAATGAATACAAAAGATGTAAAAGTTAGTGTCGGACCTTGTGTTAATGTAAACAATTTGACAATTAAAAGAGTCAAAAGAAAAAGTGTTCAATTAATTAAAAAAGTTACTTAACTTAGTTGTTCACAAAATAAGTTCATGTGTACAACAACACTTACAGCATATGCAATAGCATGTGCCTTCTTAAAGTAGTAACTACCGTCAGTGGGTGCGATCCACACATTTTCTAATATCGTTGGCCAAGTTTCGTTGACAAGATGGCGTTTGGCAGGCCGTATTATCGCTAGTACTGCTGCTAACTGCTCTATGCTCTGCGGCTTTGTTGTACGGAGTATATCGCCGTGTCCGGAGATATGAAAGATATTGTCTGTAAAATCGTCGTGCTGTAAAAGTTCCCATTGTGGTTCTCTTTCCATTAGTGTGTGTAAGTGTGTTTCATCTTTTACATCATTATAGATACTAACATTTAAAAAGTCTAGTTTAAAGTAGCCTCTATCTTCTGCTGTTTTGTAATCAATAGTAGACAGATTATTCACAGGATTGTGTGGACACTCTGTAACGTATACACCTGTGTTGTGTTTTTTACCTGTATCTAATTTTGCCACACGGTGTTTAATTTGAGATAATAATACGTCTCGGTTTGCAAAGTCTATATCAATATCAGGCATCTTCACGCTCCATTGCATATCTCCACATTTCACTTTCAGGAACACGATTCCAATGCTTTTCGTCCTCTTTAGGAGTAGCACCGATATACTGTTCACCTGTCTCTCTGTCAATCAATAACCACTTTGCTGGGGCTCTTGTTTTTACAACTAGTTCAACAGGTTCATCAAGTTCGTAAACTTGTACACCATCTTGTAATTTTCTAAAATTCATAAACTACTTTCTTTAGCAACATCTTTTGCTAATTGTACATCTTGTGGTTTACGCTTAAAACGCATTGCCCAGTGTTCTGGGTTTATAACATGATAGACCATTTCAAGTTGTTCGTCATTTAATTTACTTAGCATTTCCTTGCCACTATTACAATTCAATATTAGCCAAGGACTTATTTTACCGTCTTTTATTTGCCATACTGCTCTGTTTAAACTTACATGTTGAAAGTAATGATTCCATGGTGCAGGTTCATTTTCGGCTGCCCATTCCATCATAGTTTTTACACTACGTTCTAGTGCTGTAATTGCATCTTCTTTGAGAATAAATTCTAATGCATATTTTTCATACATTTCTTCTCTACACCAATGATCAAGTTTTACATTACTAGTAACAACATAATCAATATACTTGTCAGGGTATAAAGGTCGAACATTATTAACAAAACTTCCAAACTTAACAAAAGCATTATAGAAACTGCTTTTGACAAAACCTTCATATGTTTTTTCTTTTCTATGCCCAGCACTTAGTTTGTAAAATCTTTGAAATGCATAAAATCCTAATTGCACACGTTTTTCATCTTTTTGCAACCATCTACGTTTAGGCTCGCACATATGAGCAAGTAAAGTTTTTTCTCTAGTATAGCCTGTGTTACAGTACTCACAAACATATGGCTTAGGGTTTGTATTCGACGCCATGTTCTTTAGCCAATTCTTTGAGTTCTTTTTTTGTAGATATTCTAGCAAGTAATTCTACCTCGTCCATCTTCATTTCAGGATATATTTGCGATAGCATTTTTACTGCCTTGCTACTATCATCCTTTTTCTTTTTCAATCCAATCCAAGGATGAAATTCTTTTTTTCCTGTTTTACCTGCGACACATAAAAGCTGCCATTGCAGTTTAATATGGTTAGTACCGCCTAGCACATTCCAATTTTTGTTATAGTATTCATTAACTTTGAAAACTGCTAATGCTTGCTTTTCATAACTGCCTTTGACACTGCTTATATAACGATTAAGATTCCACAAGTCAAGTTTAATATCTTTCTTACCATCGTCGCCGGCAGCATCATAAAGTTCTTTAATTCCCATATCAATAGCAGGAATTAACTCCTTAAATAAATCTAGTTCTTTGTTTGCCAAAGTTCAACATCCTCAGGTGAGTTTATCTCTACACCATTAAATTGTACACTAGAACAATGGATTTGCCAACCATTTTTTAACCAACGTAATTGTTCAAGACCCTCTAGTTCTTCTTCTATAGGAACATCTAATGTTGGATATTGTTCTAATGCTTCTCTTGTATATCCATATATTCCTATATGCCAATCGCCATATCCAGTTGTTCCTCTGCCAAACCATAATGCACGATCACCAGTTCTAATAAGTTTGACACTATTAGGATCGTTTTTCATTTCATCTGGCATTTCTGTATAAGCAGTTACTACATTATAATTTTCTAATTGTTGTTTTACAGATAATATTATATCCTCTGTAATATCGGGCATATCACCTTGTACATTTATAAAATGTGTGTAGTCTTTTAATTTTTCTTGTCTTAAAGATATACCGCATCTTTCAGTTCCATTCATTGCATCATCAGTGTAAATTACGTTAGCATAGGGAATTTGGTGTGCAACTTTTCTACTATCTGTTATAACATATGTATCAATACCTGTTGCAGTACACTTGTTGTAAACTCTATTTACTAGCGGCACACCATTTAACATTGCAAGTGGTTTGTTTGGAAATCGTGTGCTGCCTATTCTAGCGGGTATAAGAATAGCGTACGATGTCATATACCACCTCCTCAAAATCATCTAGTCGAAGCATATTCGGACCGTCGCTTGGTGCGTTATCAGGCAGTTTGTGAACTTCGAGGAAGAAATTTGATATCCCGAGAGCAGCCCCGCTACGACTGAAGCCAGGCACAAGATCACGATTGCCGCCACTGCTAGTACCCTGTCCTCCGGGTTTTTGGGCAGCGTGAGTACAATCCAACACGATAGGAACAGGAAGATTGTTGAGCATCCAATCAAGGCCGCTGTAATCAACAACAAGGGTGTTATATCCAAAACTTGTTCCTCTTTCTGTGATCCAAACTTCTTTTGCTTCCGCACACTTACTTAGTATTCCTTTGACATCCCAAGGCGCTAAAAACTGTCCTTTTTTAATATTTACAATGCAATCTGTTGCACATGCTGCTTGAATTAAATCTGTTTGACGACATAAGAATGCAGGAATTTGTAAGACATCTACAATGTGTGTCAAGTATTGTATTTGATCTCTTTCATGTATATCTGTTACAATTTTTAGATTAGGAATTTCTTCTTTCATATCAAGAAAATCTCTAACTGTATCATGTAAGCCTCTGCCTCGCTTACCATCTACACTTGTGCGATTTGCTTTATCAAAACTGGCTTTGAAATAATAATCAATACCTAGTTTATTGCATACACGTTTACATTCTTTTGCAATTTCTAAACTTTGTTCTAGTGTTTCGTGCTGACACGGACCTGCAATTATTCTCATTTTGCATCCTTTATAATATAATACATTGTAACTGTTTTATCAAGTTGCTTCATCAAACTTTTATTTTGCATTGCTAATTCACATAATTCTTTCCAACTACCATAATCCAACAACTCGCCTTGTGCTCGTGCAATTGCTCCAGGATCGCCACCAACAATCCATTTTGGATATTTGTTATATGGTGCATCTCGATACCTTGCCCATACAACTCCGTTAGTACGTTCGTATATTAGTGCAGCACCGGGAACAAGCTTATGTTGCTGAGCCAACAGTCTTCCTTACTATATCATTATGATTAAACTCTGCCCAGTATAGTTCAAATGCTACACCGTCTTCAAGTCCTTCAAACTGATGAATTACACCTGGCTTGACTTGCGTAAAGTCTCCTGGCCCAAGGATAGTTTCATCTATTAGATCATAATCTTTTTGCCATACACGAACAAGCATTTTGCCTGACTCTACAAAGAAGCCATTCCATTTAAATCTATGTTCGTGCTCGCTACATTTGTAGCCACCTTTAAACTCAATACGGTGAAACTCTAACACACCGTTAGCGTGGATAAGTTCAGTTTGTCCCCAAATCTTTCCTGCTTTCATTTTAGTCTCCTTATAATAATTTTCCGTGATCAATAATTTCACTTTGTCTACTGATATCTTTAACAAAGAATGCACACAGGCTGTTTTCTTTTTCCTCGATAGGTACAGCAAGCAACTGACCTGATTTCATTTTAGGAAAAAACCATTTTACATCATTATAAAAGTTTACAGTTTCTATATGTAAAAATTGAGGCAAAGTGCCTGTAATAGGATTGAAAACAAACGCTTCAAATCCTCTATCATTTAAACTTGTTAACGGTAACACTTCTAAGTCGCTACCTGCTTGATTACATCCTACAGCAATGCACCAATCTAAAGGCATTGTGACTTCGCTTTCGCCTATTTGTAAAACTATAGCAGGTGAATTAAAAGATTCTAAAAAAATCATAGGATTAAAAAAGAAGTCCGGATCTGCTGGATTGCTATTATCTAGCACTGCAAATCTAATAGCATCGTCTACAGTATTAGGCACATTATTCATATCAAAGGTTGTATTGTCTAGTGTAAGTATTCTCATTTTATTTCCAATCTACTTTTTCTATAGTGAAAGGATATTGTGCTTCCTTATAGAATTTTTTGCGCTGTGTTAAATGTCTCTTTGCAAATTTGCACGTTGAAGTGATATCCCAAATTTGTACAAAGTCTTTGTCCTTTGCCTTTCTTACGCCTCTGCCTATAGATTGAATAACTCTTACGAATGATTTGCCTGGTTCTATGAGAACAAGATTAAAAATACGAGGAATATTAATGCCGACGGCAGCAACGCCATACGTAGCAATGACCACGTGATTTGTTCCTTCGTTAATTTCGTCATATGCGTCCTTTCTATCTTTTAATTTTACATCGCCTTTAACAAAAACTGATCCTGGAATAAGTTCTTGTAACATTTCGCCTGCACTAATTCTATCTACTAGAATAAGTGTATTGCCTGATTCTTTTACACTGTTTAATATTTTGCCTATATATTCTACTCTTTCTTTATTTGTAACTAGATATTTTAATTCTTCTTGATAGTTACTATGTGCAACAGTATCCATTAGTTGCACAATATTAACATGACACTGCGCAAGTACGCCCTTGTCTTGTAATTCTTTTGCTGATATTTCACCGATAACTGGACCTAAACTTGCATGTATACTTTCAAATTCAAACTTTTCTTTAGGTATAGTTCCTGTTAGTCCCCAACGTATTGGTGCATTTTTTAAGTTACGTGTTAATAAATTTTTCAATACTTCCGCTTTTGCTTGATGAACCTCATCAACAATAACGGTGCTCACACCATCTAAGAACTCTGCAAGCGATAGTACTGCGGAACCGTCCTTGTGCTTCTTGTCAAGTATATTCAAACTTTGCCAAGTGCAGATGGTGTGAGTCTTACCCAACTCTTTTCTATCTCCAAAATAAACCCCTACATCAAGTCCGCAATTAATGTAATCTTCTTCTGTTTGTGTTACAAGAGATTTGTTTGGTACAATAACAAGACTGCGTCCATACTTTTCACTCATATGTGATAGTGTAGCAGTTGTAATAGTTTTGCCAGCGCCTGTTGCAATCTGTTGTAGGCTTTGTGGATTGTTTGCAAAGTTGTTGATTGCTTCTACTTGATAGTCACGCAGAATAATTTCTTCACCTTCAGCAGGATGTCCTTTGGGCCAACGCACACCTTGGTCAGCCCAGTAGCGTTCCGTTACTTGATCAAAACTTAAATCAATAGGATGTCGTCTGTCTTCAATGTCAACTATTTGAACATTGTTTTTTGCAAGCACTTCGGTAACAGTATCTAAATGATTAACATAGCCAGTACCGCCGATACCAAAGAAAGCAACTTTGCCGTCCCACCTGCCAAGTTTATACTGTGGCATATATCGTGCGTATGGCACTTCAAACTTGAGAGCGTTGGAAAGTTTACGGCGTACATCTACGTCTAAACCTTCTAGTTTGATGTTTACTTCATCTTCAATAATTAATTTGCAACTAGCCATTAATAGTTTCTTCCTGCAAAATATGAAACACGCTCATCGTGAAGTATAATTAAATCGCTTATACTAGTGCAATATGTTTGTACTAATGTGTGAGGTCTATGAGACGTTATGCAATACACGCTAGAAGGTTTCCAATCTGTTTTTAACAATAGTTTAGGTAATTTGTTTTTAGCAATATACACAACTTTTGTGTTTTTGTCAAGCCAGTTGTTTAAGGTGTTTTCTGAGATGTAATTATTAAGATCTGATTGTGCTGAATTTTTTTCTACACGGAACAAAATAGTTTGATCTGAATCAGCAAAAACATATTTTAGACTCTTATGTACTTTGGTTACTTGATTGTAAGCCTCATGTTCATCGATTAAAACTAAAAGTGGAAATCTTTCTAATTGTATTAAAGATTCTACAATAGAATCAAAGTTATGTTGGCTAGGCTGTATTAATACACTTGTACTATTTCTATACGCAATTTTTTCTATTAAATGCCCATCAGAACTTTTTTCTGGCAAGTGATATTGATGTATAAATCTGTTATCATATGCTTTTAATTCTGTAAAAATTTTATCATCTAAATTTGCACTTTTTGGTGCATTTAAAATTTTACCATCTTTGTAATAGGGCAAATATTTATGAATACCTTCTTCTTTTATATGTACAATTTCTTCGTATGCATCTAAAATTTCTTGTTGTATTGAAAAGTTTTTTGATTTAAATACAGACACTAATTCAAAGATATTGTTTTCTGTAAGTCGTACAAAGTGTACTTGTGTAGATTTTATATGGTGTTTTTGTTGATAGGGAATGTTACAACTATCTAGTGCAACTATTAATTTTTTAGAAAAAGGAAATCTAATTTTCATCCACTTCCATTTTTCTTTGCTAGACTCATATACTTGATCTACGTAAACATCTTTAGTATCAACAAGTTTAATACTTTGTTCTCTGTTAATTGTCCGCAAAGGATACTTCAAACTTTCTACTACTGTTTGAAAGTTTGTTATACCACTCTCAATAAATTGATCTTGCATGTCAAACATTTTTTGTTTCATAAGATTAAACTGTCTATCAGTAAGTGCAGTGCCTTGAAAGGTTTGTCTAGCAATACTATAAATAATCTTAGAATCAGACGGATTTATACTGTATTTAAAATCTGTTTGTTTTAATCCTGTGACAAGATGCAATAAATCTTCAATGTTTTCAACTGTATCCATGTTATTAATATAACATCTATAGTTTGTTTGTCAAGTTTTTAAAAGGTAATCCGTTTGCAATTTCAGTAATTGTGTATTCTGTCCAAGCATAATCGTTACGCCATTGTATTCTATCAGGCATTAAAGGATTTTCTATATCATGTAAAAAGTCTATATCATTGGCTACAGGATAAGCAAGACTAGAAGGACTAACAAAAGCAGGAACACCTTGAAGTATAGAATGACAGCCAGGATTACTACTATGGCTAATAGTAGCCCATATGTTATCAAAGCCCATATCAAAATCATCATAAGTCCCGGCAATGTGTCTTGGCTCCTGTCTTACTACATATCGCAAACCACGTTCTATATGTTCAAGTCTACATCTTGGATGAGGACGGAATATAATAGGACGATTGGTATGTTTGCGTACTTCGTCATATGTATTTAAGAACCAATTGCTCATACGTGGCATGTCTTGCCATTGTAGACTTTTATCATGCTGTCCGCATATCAATATGTATTCGCCGTCTTTGCGCCAAGGCTTTAACGCCATTCCAAATGCACTAGCACGATGATTAGAGTTATCTGGTTCACCAAAATAAGCGTCTCTGTTTATACCGTCTAATCCTACTTTCCAAGTTGTGCCTCTTTGTATACCACCAACTTCTAAAACAACAACGGGTCTATTTTTTCTTTTTGCTGCTTCCCAGATTTTTTGGTTAGGAGCCATCCTGCCATTGAATAAGACACTCCATATGACATCGATACCATCAGTGCTATTATCAACACACTTATGACCATTAGCAATAGCGCCAACACGAAAGGCATCAAAAATAGGCTTAGAATTAAGTGCGCCATAATTTGTCCATAAATTAAATAGGGCCATCCGGTCCTAGTTTCCTTGCTATTGTGCCGTAATCTATTTCGTCTTTTAATCCTGCCTTGTAATGTTTCATATAAGGGTCTAGAACGCTTCTAGGCATACATGTTTTGTGTACATGTTCAGGATTTAAATCTAGCATTTGTGCTCCTGCGGCTTGCATTACCTCTACAGTTTTACCATAAACTTCTCCGTCATAAAATCTACGGATATCTTTATGATCGTCATTGTAGTAGATGTTTTTATATGTTTCCTTAAAATCGTTAAATTGTTTATGATTTTTATTTAGAATAAAAAATCCTGTTTCACAACTAAACCATCTTTTGCCTTCTACATTATGCACTACGCCTAAGTGAGTGCTTAGATATCTGTCGTCTGAAAGTAAATCTAACAATTGAGGGTGTATAGGTGCATTGATAATTAAGTCTGCATCTAACCAAATTAGTCTATCACAATCAATGTTTTCCATTGCATCAATAATAGTAAAACCTTTTTTTGCAAATGTTGCAACTTTTTTATTTACAGGCCACCAGCGTTCTTGAAACTTATTATATTCTTCTCCTAAGTCAAAGCCTCTTAATCTAATTCTAGATTTAACTTTAGGACGAAAAGCTTCATTATACAATTCAAAACGTATTCCTTTATTAAGATTATGGATTACACTTTTTAAAAAGTATCTTCCGTATTTGTTGAAATACTTATGATCCATACTACTGATTGCAGTAAAACGTTTAGCACCTCCACGTTTATTTTGTACAACTTCATTTACAATATGTTTAATCCATCTTTTCTTTTCAAATGTATTAATAGATACATGTCCTTCTCTACATACATAAACTATTTCTTCATATTTTACAACCACACCTTTATCGTAAGTTGTATTTGGTTGCCAAATGTGTGCCATTATATTGCTCCCCAATATGCTTCTTGTCGTTTTTCTATCAAGTCTTTAGATAAACTTTTTCCAGTATTCTTTCTTGCGCCTTTCATATGGTCTATCCAGCGTCCTAATTCTGTATTAATTAAAGGATGGCCGCCGCCACCTGTGTGTGCAGTTTTCATCATAAATCCTTCGGTATAATCATAAACATTAGGATGATCTATTTTGATTCTGTTTAGTATTATTCCAAACACATAACTGTCATGCCATTCTTCCATTTGAAATATACCTGTTTCTGCATTTTCGTAAACATGCTCAAATTGACGTAAAAATTCTGTACAAACTTGGTTGTTTAGATTCATACCATAAAACCCACACTCTGGCCATGTTGCTGCTTTTTTACCTCTGCCTACATATGTCATCCATTTATCATCTGGCAACAGTTCTTTAAATTGTTCGTATGACCACGGACTATGCACGTATGTATCTGCATCCATCCATACACACCAGTCATCACAACGTTCGGCTGCGTCAAATACTGCATATACTTTGTTAGCAAATCTAACTGCGTCCCATTTAAATTCTTTATGATGGTCTCTTGGACGCTTTTGAGGCCATGGACATTTGCCATTTGCCTTGGGAACATTCTTCCAAGTTTCTTTAAACTTGTTTAGTTTTGGTAACACTTGTTTTGCATCTAAAACTATAATTTGATCAGTATCTTTGACAATAGGATTACAGTCTTCTGCATATACATACATTTTAATTTTTTTGTCTACATTATCTTCAAAAGAAGTTATAAAGCGTTGACCATATTTTTCTAAACCTTCTTTATGAAATGTTGTTAGCACATTTATATTCATTTTAAATAATCCTTCATTACTGACCACGCTTTACCCGATTGTAAATCATCAAAGTTATAATGACTCATTGCAATCTTTTCAATCCATTGTTCTCTCACAGGCATCAAAGGATATTCTATTTTACTAAGATCAAAATTTGCAACTTTATATGCTTGACTTTTGTTAGGTGACGGGTCTGTTACAAACACAGGAATTCCATCAATTGCTGCTGCTACACCAGGAGAACTATTATATGTTACCACTGCCCAACATTTATGAAAGTCTGCAAGTATACTTGCTTGTTTACTTATTTTTACACCAGGTATGTTTATTTTTTGCCATCTAGTGTTTTTCTTATCTCCAGGATGTCCTCGTACAATAATTTGTCTATCAGTATGTTGTCTTAATTGATGTATAGTTGCCATTAGCCATTTATTAGCATCTTGTCCGCCCATACTCCAACCGCCGTTACGTTGCATACAAATAAGAATATGTTTACCAGTTTTACGCCAAGGTTTCAACCCAATATTTAGATCTCTTTGTATTTGCTGCCATCTTTCAGGATCTGGATTATCAGTAAAATATTGTCCTGTGTTAGGAAATACATCATTTAAACTAAATCTCAAATACGATTTAGTATTGCCGGGATCTCTATAAAGAAACAAATTACTATCAATTGCTAGTGTGTGTTTGCCTATTGCTTTTTGGTTATCTATTATAAGCCGTCTAAATTGTAGATGTGGTGAACGCTGGCTTCCAGGATGCACCCAGCCTTGTATGACAGCAAGATCGGAAGGCTGCCAGTGTTTAGTGTGAATTTGTTCGCTCCAAGGCTTAGGCACACCTTCGTGGAAATTATCAAGAACTTTAACCTTTTCTTGGTTTTTATTTCTTGGCGGTATGCCTGCATAATAAACTCTAACTTTTTTCATCTACCAACATCCTGTATGCTTTGCCACTCTTAAGTTCATCTGTATGGAATTGTCCGTAAGCTAAGTGACATGCCCATTTATATATCTTTTCTTCCTCTTGTATTGTAGGGTTTTCTAATAAACTTATATCTTGATCACATACAACGTCTGCTGCTGTTGGTGCTAGTGTAAAGGCAGGTACCCCATATAACACACTTTCTACTGCTGCTATACTTTGATATGTAACTAATGCATGGCAATTGTTTAAATCATCATATATTGTTTTTATGATGCGTTCCGGTCTAGATGCTTTGTCTCTAATTACTATAGGTCGATCTGTGTATTGTTTGATTTTTTCTACTGTTTCTCTAACCCAGTTGTCTCTATCTATGCCGTAAAACTTACAAGGTTTTTCACTTGGTGTTACTAACAATATATGTTTGCCTTTTTTAGGTTTATGTATTTCTTGCCCTAGTCTTCGCCATCTATCATCAGGTCTATCTATAATATGCTTGTGCTGTAAGTCGTTTTTTACAATTCTATGCCAAACTTTCCAACCTAATGGATTGCCTGGAGATTTATAATTTCCTATATACCCACTATCCATGTAATAAAACTGTCTACCTGTTTCCCAACATTCTTTTATTAATTTTCTTTTTGCCATAGATCTAAATATAATATCTCCCTTTGTTCCGGGTGATGTAACAATATCTAATCCAGATCCCTTTGCAAATAAATTAATAAATTGATCAGTTTTATTTTTAGAGAGACATATCATCCATCATCTCGTATAATTCGTTTTTCCATAGATCGGCAAATTCACAATTACGATAATTTTCAAACCATGGACCGCCTTCGGTATAATGAATTAATTTTGGAACATCAATGTCATCGTAAACACCAACAAGATAATTCCAAGTATGATCTAATTCTCCAATTTCTTCATCATTTAACCAACTAAATCTGTGTAAGTATGCTCCGTTAATTTCTGGATCATTTACTAAGTCTTGTGTAAGTGTAGCATTACTAGGATGTGAACAGTTGAACAACATAACACTTGACCAATTTTTACGTGGATAGATAGTTTGTTTTTGCCCGTCCATCTTTGTACCTTCTTTAGGTGTGTAATCATGCTTTACACACATTACAGCATATTTGTCATCTGCTTGATCGAATAGTTCTTTAATGTCTGTTGTAAGGATCATGTCGCAATCCATAAACAGTGCCCAGCCTTTAAAATCTGTAAGTTCAGGGATTAGAAATCTTGTAAATGTAAATTCTGTACTAGCAAGTTTATCTGCCTTTCTTTTATACCAGCCCGAATCTCTTAATTCTTGCTGTTTTAGCGGGCGTACATCCGCTCCTGGCTGTTTGCTTAGTATACTATGCTTGCAAACTTGATATGCAATATCTTCTCTAGTATCATAACCTACAAATATCTTCATTAATCTCTTCTTTCAATATCATCTTCAGTTAGTTCGTCTCCCATCCATACTTCGATAACTTTTGCAGTAATATCGCCTACATTTGTGGCTTTGTGCCAAGTGTTTACAGGGATATCAATACTGTCTCCTGAGTAGTATGTTTTGTTTTCTCTATCCCCATTTGGATATTCTAAACTCATCATTATTGTACCTTGTACAATATGCCAATGCTCTGAGCGTACTAAGTGTCTTTGATCGCTAAGGCTTTTACCAACGTCAAACGCAAGTTCTTTTACTTGCCAGCCGCCGTTTTTATCTAAAATCTTATAAGTGCCCCATGCACGTTGAGTGATTGGTTTATCCCAATTACTAAGAATCCAACTACTTGAATTTTTCTTATTTGTGCCTCCTACGCCCCAAACAAATTCTACATCTTTTCGATCGCCATATGTTTTCCATTCTGGAGTATTTGTAGCACTGTCTCTATCGCCGCCGTTTGCAAATATAATTTTAGAATTTTCAGTTGTTGCCATAGTTTTAAAAATTGCACCACATGCACTGTTATCGCTGTCATCAAATGCAACAATTCTATCAACAAAAGAAAGTTCGTCTATAATTGCTGCACGTTCTTCAAACGGCATAAAAGGTCTTCCTTTTTTACGTGTTAACCATTCGTCACTATTAATTCCAACAAATAACTTATCACCTAGTTCTTTTGCTGCTTTCATATAATCAATATGACCTGAATGTAGTGGATCAAAACCACCTGTTACTAATACAATTTTTTCCATACTGTATTTATATACGTATATAACTTAAAAAAAGTTTATTGGTTGTATCCTAGTATATCAAAGTCTTTGTAAAAATATTCTTTGACGATTTCTTTACTAGATTTATCATAATCATTTTGCCATATACTTTTTTTATTACTTTTATTACTTAAAGGCAAATCTGCTTCTATATTCAAGTATCTTTTTACTGGAATTATATCTTCGTGAATGTTTTCTAAATAACATAAGAATTTTACTTTATGATTAAAAAATTCTGTTTGGGTTTTTCCCATATCACCTTGCATCCAATTAGTATTTTGGATAAACCAATTGAATCCTTTTCTTTCATAATCTAGCCAGTACGACCATCTATTAGGTTTATGGCTCCATTTTTTTGCTATACCTACATGATAATAAAACCAACTATGAATTCTTGCATATGGATTCCTTACAACAACAAAATGATCTTTTACAGTATATTTTTTTTCTATATCTAAAAGAGTATCATGCTTATCTCCTACATCATCGAAGGAAATATTATTTTGAATCCATCCTCTTACACTGGTGCCTCCTGCTTTAGGTATGTGTAAAAAATAAATATCTTTTTTCGGTATATATAATGCCATACTATATTTCTTTAAACAAAACGTATTCGATATTTTCTACTTTTTTGTTGTGCAACAATTTCGTCTAAAATCTGTATGTTCTCTTGAGATTCTATATTACGTATGTCCATAATAATAAAACTGTTTTCATTTGTATGTTTGTTAACAATTTCCATGTATGTATTTGCAGGATAATGAAATCCACAACTTAAAAAACTATAAACAAGATCAAATGTTACATTTTCATCTATTTGAATATTGTTTGCATCTACAAAATTATATTGCATATTTTGACTATCGTAATAACGTTTTAAGTCTGTAATTTTATTATAAAAAGACATGTTTTCAACAGACCCGTATCTAACTTGTCTAGTGCCATTGCTTTCAGAAAATTCACCATCTAGTAAATATAATTCACTTCCGTATTTTTCTTGAAATAATTTTGATTCAGTAGCAAAGCCACATCCTATATCAAGGATACATTTAGGTTTAAATTTAATATAGGAATCAACTATATTAAAATTTACAGTCTTTCCGTGAATGTAATCATCACGTGTCCAAAATTCTTGCCAAGTAATCATATTCTATTTACGCCTATTTTTACGTAAAAAATCATTTATTTGCTGATGTGTCATGTCAAATTTTTCTTTAAATCTTTGAAAATATTCTTTTTTATTTGCTTTGAAATATTCTTTTTGTGTATGCTCGCCTCTACCTTCTCTAAATGTGCTATTTCTATACCAATCTATACTTAATAATGGCGTAGTAAATTCATCCCAACCTGCATTTAAATTATACATACGCATATCTTCAGTTGCACCTTGACCGTGATGATATGTAACATCATACCAGCCGTGTTTTTTTCTTTTTAATTCACTAATATATTTTGTATTCCATATAGTAAATATAGGCTGTGCAAACATAGGATTTTTAATAAAATTATCAACGCCTATTTGTTCAGGTATAGCAACATCTATCCAACCATCAACATTTTCTATTTTAGAATATATTGCACTCCATTTTTCTTTCTTTAGAGATTTTGTAGTCTTTACAATAGTTTTTTTATAGTTTTGTTTTAATAATGTTGCACTAGTGGTAATAGTAACAAAGAAAGATTTTCTTTGATTTATTTCCCTATCAAAAATTACTCTATAAGCGCCGCTTACTTTCCTATTTGTTGGTAATGGAATTCTAGTTTTAGGATGCATGGGTTCTTTGTCAGAACCGTTATCTAGTATATAGATATCTTCTTCTAACATTGATCTACAAAGCATACGATATATTTTATCTGTATGCTCTGGCATATTATAGTTTATGATATAGGTATTAAAAGAGTCCGACATTGTTTAGTACATCAAAAGGATCTGAGCCAAAGGTTGCTTCAAATTTTACAAGCATTTCTTTTTTAAGTGCTGCTTTTACTTCTTCAAAAACAAACTGCCATTTTTCTGCTGGTATGCACACAACACCGTCAGGATCACCAAAAATAATATCATTGTTGCGTACTCTTACACCGTTAACAGTTACTGGCATATTCATTTCTTCAAGTGTACCTTCGTATCTAATATCGTCAGGCATTCTTGTATGTGCAAACAATGGTAAACCGATTTGTGTAACCCTATCTACATCACGTGTGGGGCCATCTACAACAACACCCACTGCACCGCTTCTATATGCAAAGTGTGCGTTTAAATCGCCAAAGTATGCTTTGTCTTTTACATCTGTGGAAACTATAATTACATCACCTGGTGCAACAAATTCATAACTTCCTAAGGCGTCAAATATACCTTCCCAATGTGGTAATGCAGGGTCTTTTTGATCTTGTGGTAATTCTTTTAATTTAAGCGTTTTTGCATATCCTAAAAATGTACCGTTGTTCATAGATTTTATTTCACTACTTAAAAAATGATCAATACCGTTTTCTTTGCAAATATCACTTAACAAACAACTACTAATACTTTTGCTTAACATTTTAAGTTGTTGTACTTTTTTTGCTCGTTGTCCTGCACAAATATCTCTTGCAAATACAAGATCTTCTTGATTGTTGATATCTACAAGTTGTAAAGGTGTGACAGGCCATAGCATTACATTATCTGTATAACGTTTTTCAACAGGATTTCCGTTTGTTTTTACAGCATAAAAACTCATTGCTTCGATAATATGATTTGGTAAGTCTACACTGTTAGGAATACTATTACCATATGCAGGTTGATGATCGTCCCATAAGTATAATTTTTGCTCAGATACAGCAACTAAACTTGTAGTAGGACTTTCCTTTAAATCTCTTAATGCAGGATCAATTACAGATTTATCTATAAACGGTGCTGTACATAATACTTGCACTACTATATCTGCATCTGTAACTCTTGATTCGTTAGCAAACATTGCATGTCCATCAGTTTTGTTGTTTGCTAGGTTAGGATCTCTATAGTGATGTTTAATCGGTAAGTCTCTTGCTAATCTGTGTAATTCTTCACTTTCACTATCTAGCCAAACCTCGTCTATTTCTTCACATTCTAATAACTGTCTTAATTTACGCTTAAACAAATACTCTCCGTCTAATACTTGTAAATTTTTATTTTCAATTCTTTCACTAGTTCCTTTTGCAGGTACAAATGCTACTGTTTTCATAATTTCTCCTCTATGGTAACTTCTTTGCCTTTTTTATAGTTGCTCTTATTAGCTTTAGTCACCCAGTGTCTTAAATATTCTTTTAATTCTGTGTGCATAAAAGGTACAATACTATCAACTGCTGTTGCAAGATGTTTCAATTTAGAGCCTTTCTTTTCAGCAGTATGTATGGCATCCCACCATACACCTGTATCCAATCTCCTACTGACTTTTAATATCTGTAGGGAATTATGACACAATTTATAAAAGTCAATAACATGTTGTGTATTTTTATCTTTCATGTTAAGCATAAAAAATCCAGTTTCTGCTTCTTTTCCTTTTACTTTGCCGCCTGCTGGAATATCAACAGAAAGTGTGTCTTCTGGTAATAAGTTTTCTATAAACTCTAAAGGTATTTTTTTATTAGTAATTACATCACTATCTAACCATATAAAAACATCTTGTTCACATTCTTGTAATGCTGCTGTAATTACATGGCCTTTAATCCAACTAAATTTGTATCTAGAAAATAAATCTTTTCCCTTAGGATCATGCGGTACATGTGGATATATTAATTCTAAAAATTTATCTAAGTCATTACGAACCTTTTCAAAATCTTTTACAATCAATCTAGGATTATCAATGTCAGGTACAAACCCTTCAGCCCATAATTCTATTGAAATATTTTTAGGCCAGTATTCTAAAAAACTAGTAATACAATCTTTTCCAATTTGATTGTAGTACGGTTCGTGTTGTGATGTAACTACTCTAAAAGTTCGCATGAGAATCCTTATTCAATTAAGTACGTATATTTAGTAAATAAATAACTGCGTATTTAAAAGTTCGGAGCATAACATGAAAAAACGTGCATTAGTAACAGGCATCACAGGACAAGACGGTGCTTATCTAGCAAAATTATTATTAGAAAAAGACTATGAAGTATATGGTTTTGCAAGTAGACGAGTCAACCAAAATTATTCAAACACCGATTACTTAGGAATCACTGGAAAAATTAACTTTGTACACGGTGATGTAACAGATATTAGCAGTGTTAATCATGCTATTAAAGTTTCTAGACCACACGAACTGTATAATCTTGCTGCAATGAGTTTTGTAGGACTAAGTTGGCAAGAACCAATTCATACAGCAAATGTTGATGCTATGGGTCCATTGTATATTATGGAGTCTTTAAGACAACATTCACCAGATACAAAATTTTATCAAGCAAGCACAAGCGAAATGTATGGAAATAGTTATGAAGAAAATCATACACAAAACGAACTTACACCTATGCGTCCTAGATCACCTTACGGTTTTAGTAAAGTATTTGCACACAATGCTGTTGTAAACTATAGAGATAGTTATAGTTTATATGCAACTAGTGGCATTTTGTTTAATCATGAATCGCCTATTAGAGGTAAAGAATTTGTTACACGTAAAATTACAGACGGTGTTGCTCGTATCAAAGCAGGACTACAAGATACAATTGAGTTAGGAAATTTAGATCCTAGAAGAGACTGGGGATTTGCAGGTGATTATGTTGAAGCAATGTGGTTGATGATGCAACAAGATACACCAGAAGATTATGTAATTTCAACAGGCAAAACTTGGAGTATTAAAGAACTCTGCAATGCTGCATTTAGTGCTGCTGGAATAGATAATTGGGAAGATAAAATCGTAACAAATCCTGCATTTGTAAGACCTGCAGAACTTTATTATCTAAAAGGCGATAGTACAAAAGCAAAAGAAAAACTAGGATGGGAGCCTAGTGTAAGTTTTGAAGAATTAATTACAATGATGGTACAAGCCGATTTGGAAAGATACAGTTAACCTTTCCAATAAATTTTATCTTGTGCGACAGAAAAAATTAATTTATATCCCCAATCAGTCATAAAATTATGATACGTATTATCATTATTTCGTACACCTGCATTATCTTCTATACAAATATAATCTATTGTATAATCATCTTCAATCGCACCTAGTATTTCTAGTTCACTACCTTCTGTATCAATTTGCAAGTAGTTGATATGTTTAGGAATAGGCAAACTACTAAATTTATAACTTTTTGCTTTTATTGTCTTAATTGCTTTTTCAGGATGAGCATGTGTTTCTTTTATACCTGTGTGTCCTCTTAGTCCTACATCGATAATATCAACATACCCATCTTCTTTCCACACAGCACCTTGAATAACTGGTGTTGTTCTATTTTTCTTAATTGCTCTTACATTTGAAGGAACGGGTTCAATTAGTAAACCTTGCCATCCTTTAAATTCTAAAACCTTTGTAGTGTTTTGAGTTTTGCCGTTCATTACGCCAATTTCAATAAAATATCCATCTTTGATATCTTTACCAATTTCTTTATAAAACCATTCAGTTGCCTTCAAAGTGTTGCATCCTCCATACCTGCTACACGTAACTTTACAACATTAGTGATTTGCCATTGTTTTTGATCAAGTGCTTTTAAAACACCTAACCACTTGTTACGCATTAATGCAAATTCATTAATAATTTTTTCGTAGTCAACAACATCAGATTCGCCGTCGACGTATTTTTCAACATCGCGACTTGATAGAGCACGTTGATAATTTTCAAGATATTTTTTGAAAAATGAGCTACGCAATCTACGTAGCTCAATATTCAAGTAGTTGAGTATTGCTTCAATTTCTTGAAGTTGATTAAATCTATGCTCAACAATACCAGGCATAGCCGCTGCTGACTTTTCAACATTTCCTACAAGTTTACATTCTCGACGTGCATCTTGTAGTTCTTTTTCAAAGTACAAGATTGCGTCTGGAATTTTAGAAATATCTCTTGATACCTCTGAGTACCATCCCATATCTATTCCTCATATTCATCGTAATGATCTTCTTCGTCCATTTCAAGGAAATAATAGATAGCGTTGTCTAATATTTTATCATGCCCTAGAATTTCTTCTAATTGCACATCATCAAACCCGTAGTCCACTAGAAGATCAACATATCGCTCTGCGGCTGCTTCTACTTCTTTTTTGTCTAAGTGTATCTTAAAAACATCCCAAATGTCGCATGCCTGCTCTTCATTCATTTTCGACTAACTCCTCGTGGTCATCTACTTCTTCTGTAGTGCCGGTATTTACCACATTACGTTCTTTTTCGAGGTAATCCGTCATGACCTTGTCGAGTAATTCGCCTTTCCAGTTTTTACGATATTCTAACAATTCTTCGCCTGCTATTGTTGTATATTTTAATCTATTGCCTTGTTTTTCGATCATGCCTTTTGCTTCAAATAACTCAACAAGTCCGCTGTAAGGATTCATACCTGTTTCATATGGAATCTTTACTTGTACACCTTCGAAAGGTTTAGCGTAACGTGTTTTCATTACCTTACAACCAGCACGAATACCACGTACATCACTTACTTTGTTACCATCTTCATCTTCTTTTAGTTTTAGTTTTTTCATTGCTACAACAATTGAAGATGCATAGATAAATCCTTGACCACCTGAGATTTTGTCATCTGGATCAAACATATCTTGCGATGCATAAGTATGATTAGTACAAACAAGTCCTACATTATGTGAACCAATCATATTAACTGTGTTACGAACAAGTGCAGTAAGTTGCTTAGGTTTGCGACCCATATCACCTTTCATATCACCTTTGTTAAACTGATCAATATCAGTAGGAGTAAGTAACATGCCTAATGAGTCAACAACAAACAATACTTTAGGACGATCTTCTTCAGACATATCTTTATAGTCTGCCATAAACGTACTAATAGTTTTAGCAACGTCATCGATCATTGACATGTTTAGTTTTAGAAGTTTTTCTTCTGAAGTATCTACATCAAGTGCTTGTAACCACGACTCGTCAAGTGCATTCTCTGAGTCAATAAGAACTACAAAGATACCCTGGTCTTGTGCTGCCTTGACAATGTTACCCGAACAGATATAAGATTTGCCTGCGCCAGACTCACCGGCGAAAACAGTAACTTTTCCCAATGGGACTCCCTTATGGAAGTCCCCTGAGATCAAATAGTTGAGTGCAAAGTTTCCTGTGCTGATCCAATCAGTTGGATCATTAAAACCTGCACTCATTCCGCTAATCGACTTTGTTAAATCTTTACGGAATTTACTTGGATCAAATGCCTTAATTGCCATTAGTCACTCAAGTCCATTGATGTAAGTGAACGTACACCTTCGATCATTTCATCGGCAGTATTGTACATTACTTTGGCTGTAGAATAATCATCTTCATGATTTCTACCTGATACTTCAATGAAATATCCGTTATCTAGAATATTCACACTGAAATAATTGTCAATAGATTTTAATTTGTCAGATACTTGCATCCTTATCTCCTATTTTATTGGTTTTGTCTTGCACGGATCATTGCAAGAATGTCCTGTGCGCTTCCGCTTTCTTCTGCAGGTGCTGCTTCTGCTGCTGGAGCAGGTTCTGGCGTTGCTGCCGGAGCAGGATCTTGCCAACCTGTGTCAGTTACAGTTTCAGCAACTGGTGCTGCTGGTGCTGCTGGTGCCGGAGCACTTTGACTTACCGCAGTTGCTTGTGGACTTGCTTTTACGTTAGGATCACCTGTACGTGCTTGCATACCCGCTGGACGGAAGTATTGTGACCAACGTTCTGCATCGTATGCTTCACCGTCTACACTTGCTTCAAACATTTCAGTCAAAACCTTAACTTCAACTTCGCCTGGTTTTTTAGGCAGGAAGTCATTAAGATTAAACAATCCATGTTCATTGACTGCATTCATTTCACTATCACTTAGTGGACGTTCGCGACGTGCCCAAGTTGACGTGCCATAATCAGCATAACCACCTTTTGAAGTTTTGTTAAGACGGAAATCTACACCAGCAGTATAGTCCGTTGGTAGTTCTTCCATATCAGGATCCATAAGAGCCTGTTTAATAATTTGGAAAATTTGTGGACCAATAATAAACCTACGAATTGGATTATTAGGAGTAGTATCTTCACTCAAAGGATTATCTGATACAAATCCTTGGAAGATATAAGAACGTTTCTTCCAATACTTACGACCCATATCTTCTAGACTTGGATCCTTAAACCAACCACGCACTTCTGCTAGAATTGGACATGATTCTCCATACATTTCCATACATGGAACTTGTACCTGTACTGGACGTGAATCTGTTTCGCCTTTTACGCCAGCAAACGGAAGTTTAATCATCAAACGTTCTTTCCAAAAGAAAGTATTTGAATCATCGCCGTCTGGCAAGAAACGCATAGTTACACTATCGCCTTCCTTGATATTCCAAAATGGGTAAATTGCGTTATCGCCACCTGATGTCGTGCCACTTGAGCGATTTTCTTGTTCTTTTAACTTTGCACGAATTTCTGCTAATGATGCCATAGTAATGCCTCCTTATATATGCCTATGTTCTATGTGCCTTTATGTGTAGCACATTATCTTTATACTACACAAAGTTATTTATCTTGTCAACTGTTTTTTTTATTTTTTTTGGACTCGGACTACGCCGGGGCCCACTTGTCTACCTAGGCAGACGGTTGGATGCCCCAAGGCGCTGTCACTGTTTCTACAAAGGGTCTTGCTAACCTTCGGTTAGGATCGTTAACAAGAGTATCTTTGCTCGAAAATCTTATACTCCTGCTAACGCTTTAATTGCGTCTGTTTCAGGATGCATACTATTGTTTAATTCTTCAGCCTTACGTTGCGCAACCATAGCCTCTACTTTTTTAATCATTTTAGCGGCAGGTTTGACATATTCGTCGCCGTAATCTTTTTGCACCGCAGTTAATACTGCTGTCTCGCCTTTTGGAAATTTGCCTGTTTCTCTGTCAAAATAACTTAGAATAAATTCTCCAATTGGTGTTTTTGGTTTTTGTTGCATAGGCTCTTGATCGGGCGGAGCAATAGTCATTGTTGGCATATCATCTGATTCTGGAACGGCACTTGCCATTTCTTTACAATCTGAACATCTACCATGCCCGTCATAAACATCCATAATCGGAGCGCCGCAACAATTGCTTACCATTCCTTCTTCGTTTTCATCGCCTGGTGAATATGCTTCTTTTTCATCATCATCATTGCCTTCAGCAAATTGTCCCATTAGGGCATTAATTGCTGCTTCTAACATATCATTGATTGATTCTTGTTTTGCTTTTTCCTTACGTTCTTCAGCCTCTACACTAGCACTTTCTTCGCCTAGTAAATCATCTGGACCTAATTCTTCTGGCTTCATTGATTCGCCTACTAAGTTATAGATATAAGGAAATACATCTTTTAGTTCTTCGTTGAACTGTTTGATTGTAAGTTGATCAATCCAGCTATCTGCAATATCTTCCGGAACTTCTTTTGCTTCTGTTTCTACAAAATTTTCTTTAGCCTGTAAATAGTGTGATTCTTTTTGTAAATTTTGTATTGTTTTTCTAACTTCGTTTACTCTTTCACTTACTACATCCATGTAGCCTGCTAAACTTTCAGCCATTACACTTGAACGATTCATATACTTTTTAAATGAATTAAGTTTACTTAATTCTTCTGACAAACCGGAGATATATTTGCCAAACGAATCATACGCATTACCACCTTCACTAACATGTCTTGCCATTGCTCTTGCACCGCTTAGATGTATAAAAGGATATTTAAATCTTTCTCCATCTGCACTTTCAATGTAGATTGCGCCAATCTTTTTTGTACGATTTTCACCTTCTTCAATTGGTGCTGTATGTTTAATAGCAAGTCTTGCATTACCTATTTTTTGATAACTTGTTTTGTTAGTTCCATACATTCTTGATTCTGACATGGGATTCTCCGATTTGCGATTTGTGGCTAAAAAGTCATAATCTCTTTTGTTTAGATTTGATTTATTAATGTCTCTTACTGAAAACTTCATGAGCCTTTTTTTAGCAAAAGTACGTAATTCTTTAAGAAAATTATACCATTCTGTTTGTACATTTTGCTCTTCGTTTGATACAATATCTCTGCCTACAATTACTACCAGTCCTTCGTCAGTATCTAAATTGATACTTACTTTGCCTAAATCACGTCCTTCATTATAATAACCAAAATCAAAAAAACGTGCTTCTGTAGGTTCGTTGGTTATTTCACCGTTTTCGTTGCCAATTGTTACGCTAGGAAAACGACCTCTAATTTTATTAAATAGGTCAGATGCTATATTGTCAAAGTTCTGCATAGTATTATTTATCAATAGTTGCTGCTAATAAAGATAGGCATTGGGGGTTCGTAATCTTCTTCTCCAGCCCCGTCCATTTGTGAAAAAGAATTATAAATGTTTACATCCCAATCTTTCATTACATTTATCATACGTAATGCAAGAAGCATACTGCTGACTAAGTCATCTGTTTGACCCGGCTTTGCTTGATAACTGCTTCCTGTTGCAACATAGTTTTTTAGTTCTGATATAAATGGTTTACTACGAACAATAAGTTTATTATTTTCTATCATAGTTTTCATTCTAGCACATGCAGTAACTTTTGCACTGTGCGTTGTATTAAATCCTTTACGGAATTTACGAACATGTCCTTTTCTAATAGGTTCACTAATAAACAACCCAGGTATCTGCTCTTCACCTAGATCAGCAATAACAAGTAGTGCTGCTTCACCTAATCCGTTATTTTCAACACTCCAATATATACCGTTATCAGTTTTTCTTTCTGTTTCTAAGTACGTGCAAATATCTCGAAGCACTCTAATTTGTCCAGGAATACCTGTTGTATTATGTTGCCATTCTCCTACTTGTTCGTATGTAGGTAATTCTACGATCTGTATTGCTGCATTATCACCTCCTGTGCCCATTGAAGGATCTAATGCAATAGCATAATTATACTTGGCATTAGGTTTTTTATACCAACGAGTTTGCCCCATATTAATTGTAGGCGAAACGCCTTCCATGGTTGCAAGATGTAAACTTGCTATAAGTGTTTCGTCAAATACTAAGAATTCACAACCATATTCTCTACGGAAGCGCTCTTCTCCAATACGTCCAATTTCGTCTTCTTTCCATTTTTCATCACGGTCAGGATGCTCGTCCCAGTTTGCAAGAAAACTATGAAATCCGTTTCTTCCTGTTTCGCTTTCGTTTCCGAACTCGTCAAATTTATCTTCTGCTAGTTTCCAAATATTAGCAAACGTATCTTCGTCTGAGTTTGGCGTGCTTGTTATAATAGCACGACCACCTGTTGCTAGTGTAGGTGATATTGAAGTCCAAAATTCATCTGCAATGTTAGGTTGCACAAATGCAAACTCGTCACAATATAGTAACGAAATAGACATACCGCGTCCAGTAGTGCCTGTTGTTGTTTGGCTTACTATACGTGATCCATTTTCAAATTCTATTGAGCCCTTATTATAGGATACAACACCTGCTCTAATATGATCAGGACATAATTCATATACATAACGAATACGCTGCATAATTTCTTGTGCACCTGTATATTTGTGTGCAGCAATTAGAATAGTTTGATCAGGATTAAACATTGCATACCAAGCAAGATAGATAGCAGCACAAGTAGTTTTTCCTGTTTGTCTAGGCATCATGTTTATATTAAATCTATAACTGTGATAGGAATGCATTAAGCGCAATTGATACTCATAGGGTTCAAATAACAATTTGCCTTTTACAGGATGTTGAATGTAAGCAAATTGTCTTGCAAAGTACAGATATCCTTCATCAGGATCCATGCAATTCATGAGATCCTGTATTTGGTTTTCGTTAAATGTTTCTTGCTTATTAGCCTTTTTGACTAATACTCCGTCAAGTGATTTACTCATACAATATTTAGTCACAAAAATAGCGCCCTAAGGCGCTATTGATGTCTGGGGGGTTTAAAGACCTGCTAGTTTTGTTAGCAAGTTCAATGCTTGTTGTTCGTTTTTCTGTGGTTTATCTTTAGAAATAGCTTTCGCTACTTTTTCACGACGATTCTTTAGATAGTCATCGGTTTTGTCTTTTTTACCATCATTGTTAACATCATCGTCTTCTTTACCTACTGGATCAAGTTTGTTTTTCTTTTCATTTAATGCTGCTAATAGTCTGGCTTTCATTTCTGTTGCCATTGGATTATCTCCTCCTGCTGCCGGCTTATACATTTTTTTGGCTCTGTTTAAGCCATGTGATAGTGACTTTGTCATATACTTTGTATCCATATATGATTCTTCACCTTCCGAACCTGCTGGAGTGTTTTCCCATTCTTCAACTGATTCTTCATCTTTGTCTTTTTTCATTAATGCTGCTGCACCTGCTGCACCGGCACCTGCTGCTGCCGCTGCTGGAGCATACTTACCAATTTTTGCACCAATTTCTGCACCTTTTGTGGCACCCATTGATGCACCTGCTGCGCCGCCCATTGGACCTGCTTTTGTAGCACCATATGCTGCGCCTGCTGCTTGGCCTACTGATTTTCCAACATTGCTACCGATTTCAGCACCTTTGTCCATTACGCCTTTTGCAAAGTCTGAAATTGCACCTGCTGCAAGATCTTGATCATCTGGATCTCCATCTCTTCCTGGAATGCTTGGATCGTCATAATCAACATCAGTAATCTCGTCACCTGCTGCTGCGCCGCCCAATGCTCCTAATGCTGCACCAGGTACGCCGCCTAATGCGCCGCCTGCTAGTCCACCAACTGCTGCACCACCTAATTTGCCCAACAATCCTGCTTTTAGATCCATGTCTCCTGGCACATCGTCGATACCCGGAATGGTCGGATCATCATCCATTGCTGCTGGCATACGCATTGATCCACCTTTAATGCCTGCTAGTGCTTGCATTACTTGTGCCATCGAATCTGTATCGCCTGAAATATTAATAGTAAGCGGGCCTTCTGCTTCAGCCATGTCTGGTGGACATTCTACAACAAATGACTCGTTTAAGTTTTCTTTCTTTTCAACACTGTCAAAACCTTGTAAAATGTTCAGCATATTTTGATCAGCCATATTAACCTCCTATAACACTTTCTGTGTTTTGTGGCTCTTCTTTAACTGGTTCTGCTTTGTGTGCATTACCTTCTTGTTTTTCTTTACGAGCAGTTTCTAATTCTTTTAAAAGATCCATTATTCTTTTTTCGCCTACTTGATCTTGTGCAGATTCGCCTTCTAATTCTTCTGTAGTTAGCATAGGCTCATATGTTTTTTCTTCTACTTGTTCTTGATATGCTTCTTGTGCTTCTCCTGGACTGCGTACAATTACGTATCCTGGCTGACATGCACAGCATTGTTCAATATATTCCTGTAATATTAAAGTAGTAGTTGGGTAGCCTAATTCACACTCCCAATAAGTTACTTCCATATTTTCTAGTTGTGGGAAATCTAATGGACGTTCTTGAATAGGTGTTTTTTTACCTGAACTGCAATTTGCTACTTCAAATTTTCCTAAACACGCTTTCATTTGAGATTCAAAATCGTCAGCCAAATCACCTGCTACTCCTATTTTAAAAGGATAGGTTTTCTTGGCTTCTGTTAAATATTCTTTAAATTGTTTCATAGTAATGGATCCTGTTACTAGTATTATTTATCCTTATCCATGCCTTTTAACTTTTCTAGTAGGCTATTTCTGTCAGTTACAACATAGCCGTCACCTTCTGTAAATCCATGGTCGATAGTATCGCTATCTAGTTTTTGTTTCTTAAGTTGCAATTCTATCATTTTTAATTTTTTATCAATTTTAGCAGTCTTTGCATCTAGGTTTGTTTTAAGCATTGTGCCTGCAACTTCAAATACTCTACCAGAATAACGTGACTCAACATTCATACCTAAATCCATTAGATCTTCATATGCTTGCATTGCTTTATCAGCAACCTCATTAAGTTCAGTATCTGCCATTTCCCCTAGTCCTTTTACAGCGGGTAATGCACTTGCTATCTTATCAAATTCTTCTATGTCTCGAAAAGTTTGCTCTTGTTGTACAAGTGCTTGCTTATCTTCTTTTCTTTGTTGACGTTCTTGCTCTTTGATTATTTCTTTTGAATCTGGCAAGTTTAAAAGATCTTCTAGTTTTTTACTCATATAATATTTAGCGCCCGCCTGTGTGGAACATATCTTTTTCAGTTATGATTCTAAAAGCAATACCTTTAGATTTACACCAGTTTCTAGCCGCTTCCCATTTTACTTGATTCAATGCCCAATGCAATTGATTTCTTCTGTTACGTCCTGTTTTTTCTTTTAATGTATGCATTTCAGGCTTTATTTCTATTACTTCAGTTTTTTGTTTACCATTTTGATCTACATAGTGTATAAAAAAGTCAGGTACATAAATTGTTTGTTTGCCAGTAAAAGGATTTCTATAAGGAATCTTAATCGCTTCACTGGCCCACTTGTATATACTTGGATTCTCGTCACAAAACTTCATAAAGTGAAATTCCCAACTGCTACGATATGTAGGCATACTACCGCCTATATATTTGTCAGGGTTTTTTGGTCTGAATTTACCCTGAGCATACTTGGTCATTATCTTCTACCTATTTGTCCTACAATAGATAGGTTGAACGGTGTAAATAGATATCTATTTGGGCCATTTAAGATCCCAGATGTGTCTTGGTAATTATCTGTAGTACCATCAGTATAAAGTTTTCCAGTCTGTGCGTTATTATGAATATATGTTCTAATTTGTTCAGGTGTTGCTCCTGGATTTGCCTGTAGTATAGTAGCAATTACACCACAAACTTGTGGTGAAGCCATACTTGTACCGCTTATATTCATTTGTCTAAAAGAACTGTTTAGATGATAAGCACCTGTTGTAAATTCATTTGTATTACTACTAGCACTCATAATGTCTGAACCTGGTGCATAGATATCAACTCCTGGACCTTTTTCGGAAGAGGATCTTAATCTTTCTAATGTATCGTTGTGCATATCTGCTTCAATGTTTCCAGTCATTAATGCTCGTGTACTGTATGGTGAACTTCCTCTATGATAGTATGTTGTACCGCTACTAAGCACAGCAAAATTATCATAATCTAAACCACCACTTACATCTACTTTATGTGCTCTATTTCCTGCTGCAATACAAACATGAACTCCTGCATCAATTAATTCTTCTACATCTGTGTCAACGCTTGCAATACGTACATTTGTTTGGTATGTGCTAAGTCCTACCAAATTCGGCACTAGCCCAAAATCGTACCATTGATCAGTTGTTGCTATTGCTGTGCCTGTTTCTGATACACCTCTATAGTTTATTTCACTTACGCTTGTATAACTTCTACCATAACCCCAACTCATATTTACAACAGTTGGTCTTTTCTTTCCAGTAGTAGGACTTACTGGCTTTGCATTATGCCATTCTTTAATAACATCAAAGCAATCAGTGACACTGATACCAGTGCCACTGTCGCCTGAACCTTCCAAGCCACTAACCTTTACACTATAAATTTCTGCTGCTTTTGCCCAGCCGTATGTTTTACCTGCTGCAATACCTCCACAGTGTGTGCCATGCCCATTGTAATCTCTATAATGATTTGCGTTTTGTGTACCGCCGCCGCTAAATCCATCATACCAATCAATTGCTTGTGTTCTATACCCGCCAAATTCATCTGTAAATTCAGGATGATCCATTTGCAATCCACTGTCTTGAATAACAACATCTACACCTGATCCATCTAAACTATATCTAAACGGTTCGGTAGAATTAGGTGTTGCGTTCAATGTGTTAGGATAAGGATTATTTGCAAAATGACAACGATACAATCCCCAGTTTGTGTAATCACCTGTGTCGCTACTTGTCTTTTGCCAGTTAGCATCTTGTGTTGCAAAATGTCCAATTTCTAAAGTATCATCCTGATCAGGTGGCACTGCTACATCCATTACTCTAGAATCATTTTTAAGTGCTTCTGCTTCTGCTTCAGACAAAGCATAGTGAGTATTACGGTTACTTGCTAATCTTGCATTTGCAACATCAACACTTCTATTAGGAACAGTTGATGAGCCTGTACTTTGTGTCATTTCTGCTGCAAAACTAGCAGGATCTACACCTTTGTTTAGTGTTACAATATATTCTTTTTCACTCATGATATGTCCTTAAACTATGTTTATTGTGTTACCCATTACAGAATGGATTTGACATTGATAGTAAAGTGTGCTAGGAGCACTCATTGGAACTGTAAAACTAACAGTTCCTACTGCTGCACCGTTGTTAGTAACACCTGTGTTATATTGTGCACCGCCGTTGCTTACTCTAATATCAAATGGATGTCCTGTTGCATCTACTGCAAAATCATATCTTTCACCACGTCTTAGATATAATACAGGATTATCTTCTGCTATCGGAAACCAATTATTTCCAGTGTCACTAACTGTAAATGCTGTATTAAGGCCGTTGTCTTGTACATCAAAAATATGTTTAATTACAGCACCATCCATAGTAATGTCATTTGTTACAGTTGGAGATGATGCACTAACATATCCTCCTGTGCTGTGATCTCCCCAACTAACCGCAGTGTCCCACTGACCTACTTTTGCATCAGTAATTGTGTTTGTACCCATGTCAATATCGTTTAGGTTGGCATCTAGTGTGCCACCTAATTGTGGACTTGTATCTTGTACAATATCAGTTAAGCCGCCGCCTGATGCACCTAGTGCTACCCATGAAAGTCCATCATACACTTCTACTGCTTGTGTAGACGTATTATAAATTAAATCACCATCTGTTGGTAATAATGCATTTCTTTCTGTGGTAGTAACATTATTTAAATTCAACGGAGAAGTTACTTGTGTTCTATTTGTAGCTTCTAAAATAAGATCATTACCTGCTCTAAGATAGAATGGTCCAGTACCTTGAATTTCTAAATCTGCACAGTTTACAACATCATCGACATATATTCCGCTTTGGAAGTTTACACTAGGAACAACAACAATTTGACTAGAGTCGTCTGTATCAATTGTGTTTGCAGAAAATTCAAAATTTGCAATGTCAGGAACTACAGGCTGGTCTGTTAGATCATTGTACGATCCACTGAAAAGTAAATTACTGTCGTCTGTTAAATCATTAACGTCAGTAGGAATATCAGGAACATTTACAAAGTTTGTATAATCAATGTAATAACTTCCCGGTTGTCCGTTTAATGTAGTAGCATCTAAGCCGCCGCCTCCTGATGTTGCATCATCTGCTGCTGCCCATTCAAACCCATTCCATTTTAAAACTTGTCCTGAAACTGCTGATGTACTTGCATCACCTGCAACATCACTTAAATCTTGTATACTTGTAGGAACAGTAGGTCTTCCGGTTAAACTAGAATAAGCACCGTCAAATAACAGTACGTCTGCATCAGTAAGTTGATTTATGTCTGTAGGAATAGTAGGAGCACCAGTAAGACTGCTATACAGTCCGTCAAATAACAAATCACCTTGGTCGGTAAGTTGGTTGATATCCGAAGGAACAACAGGAGCGCCTGTCAAATCGTTATATTGTCCGCTGAACAATAAACTAGATGCATCTGCCAATTGGTTAATGTCTGTAGGAATTGCAGGGGCGCCTGTTACATTTAACCAATCTAAATAGTATGATCCGTCTTGTCCGTCTAGCGTATCTGCATCAGATGTTCCGCCTACTGCCGGTGCCCATTCGTCTCCGTTCCATTGTAAAACTTCACCTACATTCGGTGTTACACTTGCTACATCTGATAAACTTGCTAGTGTACCGCTTTCTAATGCAACAATACGAGTATCAAGATCGGTAAAGTTACCGTCTAATTCGTCAAATGTAAGTGTTGATCCTTTGACTGTTCTTAACGTAATTGCCATTGTATTTCTCCTACGCTACATATCCAGGGGCAACATATCCCGGAGTTATGTATCCACTTGTTTCTTCTGTTGGTTCTGGTAACAATGGAAAATCAAAGCCGTCGACGTTTCGTGCTTCAAAATTATTTGTTACGTCTACATCTGCTTTGAATCCTAATTTTGTTATAGAACTTCTACTGTTATTTAATATGACTGCTACTAAATTTGTTAATTGTACTTTATCATAGCCTTTTAAAGTATCTAATAAATCAAAAACAGGTATTCCATCTGCTTTTGCTTGTGAAAGTATGACTGATGCTATGCTTATAGAAGCAACTTCTTCAAATCCTCTTTTGACAAAAAATCCTACTACTGCATCGATATCTGCCGCATTATAATGAAGTGATCTATCAAAGAATGAATTAAAAGTTCTTCTTGTGTCTAAATTACTATCATTTACTACTGTTATGTTTTCATAAGTAGACATTATGCAGATTCCTGTCTAGGAACAACATAAGTTTTTCCGTTTACATTTACTAATTTTTCATTTTTGTTATCGTAACTGCCCTTAAAGGGTCTTGAGTTAGCAGGTAAATTATCTGTTAAATCGGTTCTTTGTTGTGCAGATCTTTGTTCTGCTCCTGCTGCTTTTATATCTGCCCAATTAATACCACCTTGACCTTGCTGATTTATTCCTCTAGATGTAAGTCCTTGATTTACAATAGGTTGTAAACCTAATCTATCTAGATTTAATTTATCTCCTAAAAATTTAGAAGCAGATGTTTTTATAAAATTTTGTGCAAATGCTTCTATAGAATTAGTTCTTCCTTTTTGCGGAGACACACTTCCAAACGGTGTAGTTGTAACTCTACTGGTGCCAAAACTACTGCCTCCTTCTTGTATAGGACTTGGTCTAGTATCATAGTGTCTTTGATCTCCAAAAGATGTAGGTGCTACACCTTCTAATAGTTCTCCTCTTTCGTAATGAACTGTTTCGTATGCTACTGTCATTGAATTAGTTGAAAATTCACTTCCTTCTGATTGCACATTATCGTGTTGGAAATCTTCTACTAATGGATTAATTAGTGTAAAGCATGTATAGTGTGTTTTTTTATTCAAAGGATGCAATTGGAAAATTTGAATAGAATCAAAAAATTGATACATTTTATTTGGTTTATCTAAACCATATCTGTAATTAAAGTTTTGAAAATATGTATTATTAGATCCAAATGCACTTCTTCTATATCTTTCGTCTGGAGCAATATCTGGTGCTGCTGAAGCACTTTGTTTTTGATGATCGCCGTCTGCATAATAATATCTAAAATATGCTTCCCACAACAATGTTGTTAGCCCTGCATTATCATCATGAAATTCAATTCTTACTGGCTGATAATCTATTCTTGTTTGTAAAAGTTTTTTTCTATTATACTGATTTAAAACTTCTACTTGTGGTCTATATTTTGGCAGTTCTGCACTTTTTGCTAAAATATGAATGTCTTCTTGTGTAAAATTATCAATGAGCGTGTCTGGTCTAACATCTGGGTTTATATTCAAAACTACATGATAGAGAAACTTGTGCTTAGGAGCAAGACGCATATTGTTAGAGCGGAATACTCTAGATGCATGATCATAATCGCCTAAATTACCTTTAGGACCATTATAGCTTTTAATATTATCAAAAAATCCTGTGAACGCCATACTGTATTTATCGTTTATGTAAAGTGTGTGGATAATAAAAAAGGGAACCGAAGTTCCCTTTTCTAAAGCAATCTCTTATTTGCTATTAACCAGTTGTACCAGTTCCAATTGTTCTAGGAACTGCTGCTCCTACTCCTTCACCATTTGGTGTTTGTACAGCATTATCATACTGTATTGTAACTGATGTTTGTACTGGTTCACTGTTTGCATATGCTAAGGAATTATAGTTGACTTCTGTTAAGTAGCAACCATAAATTTCCCAAGTTTCTAACACACCTGCTTCTGCTGCTCCATTACCGCCATCTAAAATTTCAATGTTAGTTTGGAACTTATAATCAATACCAGATGCAGCACTTGCTTGATTAATAAAGTCAAATTGTTTCTGAAGTTGTTCGCCAACTAGTTTTTGCACACTGTTGTTTACATCTTCACGTAATGTAATTGTAATTGGGTTCCATGTGTGTTTACCTGCCAAATGTACAGTTGAATTGTATACCGGAATTGGCATGTTTTCGAACGTCAAGTTCGGTCTTGCAGCATCGATAACTTGTTTGGTTAATTCAGTAGTTGATGCAGTAACGCCAAAGTTAATAAAGTTTACTCTAAAACGGTATTGTAGTTTTGGCATTAACAAGCCTTCAGATGTTGCACTCTGGTCGCTTGCTAATGGAACACTTAATTTTGTTAATGATGAGATTGCCATTTAATATTTCTCCTATTCACAAGTATTTATCAGTTTAGGGTCAACTTTCGCTGACCCTAAATTCAGTGATTATAAACTTGCAATTTCTCCTGTGTTTTTAAGACGTAGTGGAATGTAAATAAACTCAACACTCTTAACTGGTTCGATAGCAACGTCCACATATAGTTCGTTTTTATCAATTCTTGTTGGAGTATTGTTTGTTTCATCACATACAACTAGATAGTCAAAAATTGCTCTCAATGATGTAAGTTCAATTAGTAGACTTTCAACTTGTCCTTTAATGCTATCTCTTGTAATCTTATCATTTGGTTCAAAGACGAAAGGTTTAGCAAGTGTTTTAAGTTGACTACGTAAGTAAACTACAAGTCTAGCAACATTTACTCTATCTAGTGAACTTGCATTTGCTGCACGAGTTTTCTGTCCAAAGATAACAAGTCCTGCTCCGTTAATAAACGAAATTGGGTTAATATTCTTAGAATATAGTGTATCTCTTTGTCCTTCGTTTAGTGCAACACTAGTAAATTCTCCTTCACTATCAATGTAACCTGATGCTGTTGCATTAGTTACACTACCACGTCTTGTACCTGCTGGAGCAAACCAGGGGAATGCAACTTGGTCGTTAAGTGCAATAGTTCTTAGTGCCATGTGCGATGCTGGAACAACAATATTGTTACCTGCATTGTCACTTGTAAATCCTGCTGGATAGTACATGCCTAAGTATTCATCACTTGTAACTGCACCGTCATCATTATCTTCTACTGCGCCTGCAATGTTGTTTGCCCAGTTTGTTAATGATGTGCTATCAGGTGTTAGTCTCATCGGAGTATCACCTACAACAAACGCTGTTAATCCACGATCGTTGTTTAGTGTTACCATTTCACCAATTAGTTCCGGATAACCTGGAGTTGAAATCAAGTTAAAGATTCTTGATTCATCATCGCGGATATCTTGGTTGCTGTTCATTTCTGCTTGTAACGCTTGTACAACAATTTTACGCTGTGCTTTGCGTCCAAATGATCCTGAACCATCTTCGTTGTTTGCTGATTTTGTTACCCAACGGTTAGCATAGTAGCCTGCCATTGATTCGTCGCCATTACGACCATTTTCAGCATTGATATCAATATGATCACGCTTGAATTCTTTTACGTTGAATCCACTTCTACGTGTATTCCATAGCAACATACCTTTTGGATATAGTGCTGGATCTGGAGCATCTGGATCTAAATAGTTGCTTACTAGTAGATCTGCAATATCACCTGCTTCGTCACTGTTTGCGCCTGCTGTGTTATAACGTGCATCTGCAAATAGTACACCATTTTCAGTTGTTTGATCTGTGCTGTCTAGTAATGCCCAAACACCTGCTGCTGTCCATCTGTAAACTTGTGGATAGTTTTCTAAGTCTGCTGTTGAAATCCAAAGATCGCCAACAACTAGCGCACTTCCGTCTGACTGTTCTGTTGGAGCACTTGCTGCAACAATCGGTCCTGCTGGATCGTTTGTGCTACTTGCACCGACTAATCCGCCACCTGTGTGATCAAAATTATGATAACCAACCCATGATGTACCATTATGAATCATCATATCTACTTCATCTACTACGCTGCTATACCATAGCGCACCATCTGCTGGTGTACTTGTAGGTGCACCTTCTGAAGCAGTGTATGATAATGTTTTCCACCATGTAACAATATATTGCTTAGGTGATGTGCTTGAGTCAGTACCCGGTGTGTAATAGAAGTTTGTAGTAGTTGTAGGATCTGTTGAATCAAACACTGTATATGCATTATCAACAATACCATCTGTATCAACAATACGAATTTCGCCACCTAGTGCATGTGAAATTACAACTCTGTTTTGTGAATCTACGTTTGCACTTACATTTGTAAATCCTGCTGAGTTAATATCACCTGCTAGTGTATCTGCATCAGCAGTTGCACCTGTTGCTGTAAACGAAATTGTTTTTGCACTATCCATTGAGTTTTGTCCTGATAAACTTTCTGACATTGTAAATGAATATGTGCCTGCTGGGAACGTAGATGCTGTAATTTTTGTTGATGTAATTGTAACCGCACCGCTTCCACTCTTACGATAAATCTTAAAGTTTGCTAAGTTGTCGTAAGCTTCTTCGCTTGTGTTACTTTGTACATAGATAGAACCTTCTGCAATACCAGCACCGCCACCTGATGTATCCATTTCATAAATTGCTGTGTGGTTATTTGCATAGATTGGAGCATTTACAGTTGTCCAAGCATCTGTTGCTGAACTGTACTGTTTTACACTCCAGTTTGCACCCAAATTAGGTGTTGTTGTTTTAACCCAAATAGAACCTGTTGGTCTTGGTTCTGTGTCATTTGTTTTATACTCTGGAACACTTGTATGTGCAGCAATAGTTAGTTCTGGTGAGTAATATTCGCCAGCTGTTATGCCTAAAGCACTTAACAATGCTGCATCACCAAAAACATCGATCAAGTCGCCTTGGCCGCCAGTTGTACCACCAGCATTATATAGTGAAAGTCTTCCGTTGTTATTTTTTGCAGTTACGCCTGCACTTGCAAGTCCTGCATCTACGTTAATTTGTCCAACTAAAGATGTAACAGTTGTACCTGTAAGTGTAATTGTATGCTCTGTTGAAGTACTGTTTGCTTCTTCAACACGAATAATTAATTCTTGACCAATTGTAAGTGTTGGATTTGCTGCTGTACCAGTTACTGCTGGCCAACTTTTTCTCCATGCAGCGCCACCTACTTCTACCCAAGTACCGTCTGCATTTTTATACCATAGTTTGTTAGTAGTTGTAACTGCTACTAATGCATAGTCGCCTACAGCACCTACTGATGTTTTTGGTGTGTAGTCTGCACCTGCATAATCAACAACTTTTGTTGTATCTGTAATTACAGTAGGAACTCTGTTAGTAAAAGTTTGTCCACCTGTTGTTGTCGCTGCTGCGCCATTCCATTCAAATATACCGTAGAATGAATCATTTGTATCAAACCACCATGCACCATTAGCAGGCTTGCCTGCTGTTTCTGTTGCACTTGCTGTGATTGCATCCATGTCTACTGGTGCTCTAACAACATACGCTCTATTTGCTACGCCTAAGAAACTGTATGCTGCTTGTAAACCATATTCGTTTTGCTCGCCCCCATGAATCGAAGCACCATTGTTATCTGTGTAGAACAATGGATCGCCGAATGTTTCTGATAGTTCACGCTGTGAACTCATCAAATATACTTTGCCAGCATTTGCTGCTGTTGTACCTGGGGCAATACCTGTGCCTGCAGGATTTGATTTATCTTGTTTTGTTGCCACAAAAATTAGTGGTGTTGTACCTGGTTCAGCAGGAGTGTAAAAACTCTCGTCTATAACGCTGACCTGTACGCCTGGTGATGTTAAAGCCATTTTTTTAATCTCCTTTGGGATTTCACTATTGCTATATTATATTTACCAGTATGCATAGAAATATACCTAAAATACATGGTAAAACACGCATTTTATACTTGACAAATATAATATTTTTTGTTATTATCAAGGATAACTTAGGAGGCATCATGAGCATAGATTATAAATTTGACGAAAACCAATATATTGAAGAATTTGCAAAATATATCGATTCAACATATGGTCAACATTATGCAAAGGACAAATTCCAAGCCACTGAGTTTATTGTTGATGGCGGACACGGAACAGGCTTTTGTATTGGTAATGTTTTAAAGTATGCACAAAGATATGGCAAAAAAGGTACACGCGAAGATGCACGTAAAGATTTAATGAAAGTTTTACATTATGCATTAATGCAAATGTATGTTCACGATAACAATCTATAGTTGTTTAAGCCAAACATTGTTTGTACCAACATCGTAATCTACTATCAGTTCGTTTACTGCTTGATAAACACCTGCATAATCAATATCATGACCAGTTAACCAGCCACCTTTTTTAACCTTAGGTGTATATGCTCTTATGTCTCTGCACACCCAAGGATAACTGTGATCTGCATCTATAAAAACTAAATCTTGAGAATTATCAGGAATATTTTTTGCACAATAATCGCTTAATCCTGCAAACGGTTTTAGCCTATCTCCGTACTTTTCTTGGATTTGTTTATTATAAAACCCTCTAATACTTTTATCTATTGCGTAAATCACAAGATCGGGATTATTATCTAATAAATGAAATGTTGTTCTGCCATCTCTTACACCTACTTCGGTCATTGTTTTAATATTGTGTTTTTTTATCCACCAATTTAAAAAATGTTTTCTATTAGGTTTTCCTGTGTATTCAATTGTCTGATCTAAATTCATTTCATACCTATCCGCATAAATCTTGTATATTTTGTTAAAGATAATTCTCCTTCATAAAAAACGTGCATAGGTGTTTGTTCAGCAAATGTTTGTAAATTAGAAACACAATTTATATGCTGTTCGTGTTCGTAATAGTTATTATTTTGTAATGCAACTATTGTGCCTGATGGAATGTCGTCATACCATTGCGTAAAATCTTCTATATGTTCACAACTTGTATTGATAATTGTATTAGGCATTTCAGTTAGTTCTAAACTTGTACCGTTTGCCCTAAAAGTTTCATGTGTAGTAGGATATGTCATTTTTCTAATATCTAATGTGCTTGCTTTAAATTGCCAGCCATCCATTACATATGGTCGATTAATATTATCAGCAACATCTGCACAACTTGGATCTATATCAAAGCTTCTAATCTTTTCAAACTTATCAGGAATGTATTCAAACATCATACCTGCAAGGGTGCCAAACCAGCCTGCACATATAAAAACTGTACCCATATCATTGGGTAAGTTTTCTACCATCCATTTTTTACTTTTCAATTGTCCTAAACTATACGCATCTACCATTGCATATTCAACTTCAGGAAATTTATGTAAAGTCCTTTTAAGTTGAGACACAGTTACGTTTTCAGGGTATAAAAATTCTAAACCGTTTAGGAATTGAATTACACTGCTGCTAAATTGTTGCATAGTGTATTTATATTAAATGCGTAGTTTATCCTATAACAAAACTATAACCTGTGCCGCCTGCAACATTTAATGCTGCTTCTGCGTCAAGTTTTTCCATTTCTGCTTGCGCTTCTGCTTTTAAACTTGCACCGTTTAAACTAGTACCACCTTGTGGTCCTGCAATTGTTGCAAACTTTTCACGTGCTTCGCCTAACATATACTTACATGCTGCTAATGTATAATCTTTGATCCATTGCTTTGAAAGATAGTCTTCTAGCAATTGCGAGTCAGGACGGAAATTGTAGCAATACAACAAAATTTCTTCATCTGCTCTTGGACGTTGTAGTATTGTTAACTTTTTTGTAGGACTATTCCATGTAAATTCTATAAAGGAACCAAACATTCTACCTACCAATTCTTGATAACTTGCAAACATGTAGTAAGTTGCGAGGCCGCCTACAGCAGAACTTGCTAACAAATATGTATTAGTATATGCAAGATTAAATGGCTCGTATAGTGTTCCGCCATCACCTCCAGCAGATCTACTACCTACACTTCTTCTAAAACACTGTCTTACTTCTTGTATTTCATTTGGAAGAATATAATCATTTTGATCTTCAACTAAAGTTAATGTGACATAACTTTCTTCTACACTATGATCAACACGCTGTCTATACCTACTAAGTGCCTTTGTTAAAGCAGTTTCATAGTGTATTGGATCAAGTTCAACATCGACCATACCGCCACCTAAAAAGGCTTTTACATAGTCGAAAATTTCTTGTTTTTGTTCAATGTAGTTTGCTGCCATAAAAGTTCTCCGTATTGTATTTATTCGTTGCGATAAATATATGTATGCCACGCTTAAGCTTATATAGACCAAATAAAACAAATGATTATACATTTTTAGATGATGTAATTAGAGAACAATTTTACATCGGTGGCACCGACGTGAATGTACACAAATATCTAGGACCAAGAAATCCTACAGAAGAAGAAGCAACAGCAGAACAGCCACGTTATGATGCAGTTAAAGAGACTAACATTCAAGATATGCTGTTCTTGGAAAACAGAGATAGAAAATACGATCAAGATATCTACACAATACGTGGCATTTATAATGTAATAGATAACGATTTTAATCTAAGTCAGTTTGGATTGTTTTTAAGCAATGATACATTGTTTATGACTATACACATAAATGAAAGTGTAAAAACACTTGGTAGAAAAATTATGGCAGGTGATGTATTTGAACTGCCTCACTTAAAAGACGAATATGCTGCAAATGACTATAGTGTTGCACTAAAACGTTTTTATGTAGTTGATGAAATTACTCGTGCAGCAGAAGGTTTTTCACAGACTTGGTATCCTCATTTATATAGAGTTAAACTAAAACAAATATTTGATTCACAAGAGTTTAAAGATATACTGGATTTACCTGCAGGTGATGATGCTGATAATACTTTACGTGATGTACTAAGCACATTTGAAACTGAAATGAATATTAATAATGCTATTGTACAACAAGCAGAAGCAAATGCAAAAGCCGCAGGATATGAAACAAGTCACTTTTTTACAGTAGCAGTAGATGATGACGGCGTACCTACATTGAGGACAGCAGATTCAACAGAAATAGATGCAAGTGGCAGTGAACTTTCAGATTCTATCTTAGATACTCCTATACGTGATGGTTATGACGGCTATCTAATAGGAGACGGACTTGCACCAAATGGTTCGCCTTTTGGTAGTGGGTTATCATTTCCTGACGCAAGTGCATCAGGAGATTACTTTTTGAGAACAGACTTTTTTCCAAATAGACTATTTAGATATGATGGGAGAAGATGGGTGAAAGTTGAAGATAACGTAAGACAAACACTAACTAACACATCAACAAGAGCGCATCAGAAAGGTACGTTCATTAATAACACAAACACAAGCACTATTGGCGGTGAAGTTGTTGAAGAAAGACAATCACTATCAAAAGCATTAAAGATAAAGACGGATAACTGATGCAGTTTTTTTATGACGGACAAATACGTAGATATCTAACACAGATTATACGCTTATTAAGTAATTTTAGTTACCAAGACGGTGATGGTCAATTACGTCAAATACCTGTAACATACGGTGATTTGACAAGACAAGTTGCGAGCATTATACGTGACAATAGTGAAAATAAGGTTCCTAGTGCGCCGCGAATGGCAGTTTATATTACAGGAATCGAATTAGATAGACAAAGATTAAGCGATGCAAGTTATGTTAACAAAGTTAATATTAGAGAACGTGCATATGATTCCGATGGACAAGAATACCTAAACGAACAAGGCAAAAACTATACAGTTGAAAGACTACATCCTGCTCCATACACATTAAGTGTAAATGCTGATATATGGGCAACAAATACAGAAATGAAGTTGCAAATTATGGAGCAAATTTTAACATTATTCAATCCTAGTTTAGAAATTCAAACAACAGACAATTTTGTTGATTGGACAAGTTTAAGCGTAGTAAACTTAGAATTAGTAAACTTTAGTAACAGGAATGTACCTGTAGGTGTTGATAGTGAGATAGATATTGCAACTTTAGGTTTTTCTACTCCTATCTATCTAAGTGCTCCTGCAAAAGTTAAACGTTTAGGCGTTATTACAAATATCATTGCAAACATATTTAATGAAGAAAGTGGTGATATTGATTTGGGTAATAGTGAAGCAGAACTTGGTGCATATGAAGATTCATTACATCCTATAGAACAAACTACACAATCAACAGATGCTTCAGGCGAAGTTGATATTGAAACACAAAGATCGGTAGATCCACTATTGAATGAAAGAGTTACACAAAGTACAACATTTAAAGATTATGGATTGTATGTTGAAGGTACACAAGCACGTATTGTTTATAATCGTGAAGTAGGAACAACTAACTGGAGAGTATTATTAGAAGCATATCCAGGAACATATACAGCAGGGTTAAGCCAAATTAGAATGCGAACTGAAGGATCTGATAATTTTATTATTGGTACATTTGCTCTAAATCCGCTCGATGAAAGAATTATTAGTATTACATGGGATTCAGATACATTGCCTAGCAATGATGTAATAACAGGGCCTGCTAGAAATCCTGCAAGTTATACAAGTATTGATTATGTTATAGAGCCTTCAAAATGGAATCCAAGTTCATATAAAACACCAGGACTTAGAGTGTTAGTAGTAAGCAATATTAATCCAAGTAATCAAGTTGGTGAAGCAGGATACGACGGACCCGATGCATGGAAAAATACAGACACAAGTGATCCTGTTGCAGAAGCAAACGATATTATTGAATGGACTGGCACAGAATGGCAAGTTATATTTGACGCTAGTGCAACAACTGATATAACACATATTAAAAATCTTAATACAGGTGTCCAATACAAATGGACAGGATCTGATTGGATTAAGAGTTGGGAAGGTGAGTATTCAGGAGGTAACTGGATGCTATTCTTAGACGGCTAATTATTTTTATGAAAAAGATAATATGTAGTGGTGCATTATTTTATACCCTCTCCACTAAAAGATTTTTAACTTTACATAGAACAGCAAAGAAAAATGCAGTATGGGGTCTTGTAGGCGGCACTAATGAAGAAAACGAAACCGCATGGGAAGGTTTGAAGAGAGAAATAGAAGAAGAAATAGGATTTATTCCAAAAATAAAGAAAACTATTCCTCTAGAAACTTTTGTAAGCAATGACGAACATTTTCATTTCCATACTTATCTTTGTGTAGTTGAAGATGAATTTTTGCCTATTTTAAATAATGAACATGATGGATATGCATGGGTACAATTTGGAAAATGGCCTAAGCCTTTACACCAAGGCTTGGCCAATACTCTACGTAGTAAAACTAACCAAAACAAATTACAAACTGTGTTTGAATTAATTAACCTTATCTCTTGAAACATTTTTTGGCAGTAAGAAAATACCATTATGGTATTGCTTACCCTCAACTTCATGTATAAACGAATGAGATGTACTTCTATCATACTCATTATCATGTGTAAAGTAAACATCAAAGTCAAAATTACTTGTATCGACGTTTGACGAAATAGCCCAAAACATTTCTGTTTTAGATTCGTCTAGTGCTTTTAAATAATCTTCGTATGTATCAACAATAAATCTGTCGTATTCTACTGGTCCGCTTGCAACCGTATTCCATTCTTTTCTAGTAACAAGATGTCTGTGTTCAATTTCTTTTTTGCTTACAGGTTTGTTTTTGCTCATCAAGAACACACCGTTATAATATTCTTTATCTCCTACTTTGTGTACAAAGACATGATTTTCGTTTCTTTCGTATTCAAATTCATCATCTCTGTCATCAAAGAACAGATCAAACTTAAAGTTAGGATTAATTTCAACATTTCTGCTTTTAATCCAAAACATTTCTGTTGTAGACTTACTAAGTGCCTCTAAGTATTCATCATAATTATCTACTTCAAAAATATTGTAAAGAACAGGTCCAGTTACTATTTGTTCATACTCTTTTCTTTCAACAATATGTTTGTAATCAATTTCTTTTTTAGTTACAGGCTTATGCTTTGAAAACAAATATAGTCCGTCATAAGTTAGTTTATCGTTGACTTTGTGTAAAAACGCATGATTCATTTTTCTATCAAACGTATTGTCATGTTTAAAATATAAATCAAAAATTGATTCATCGATAATTGTTAAATTTTGTAACTTACCCCAAAACATCTCTGTTTTAGATTTTTGCATTGCATCTAAATAATCATCATAAGATCCGATATCAAATACGTCATATCTAGTTTTTGTACTTGCAATTTCATTCCATTCTTTGCGTTTTACTGGATGTCTAAATTCTATTTCTTTTTTAGAAATCTTTGAGTGTTTACTACATAAAAATACACCACTATAAAGTTTTTCACCGTCAACATCGTGTAAAAACGCATGATTAATTTTTCTATCAAAAGCATTGTCGTGTGTGAAATACTTGTCAAATTTGAAGTTTTTCTTTATCTTTACATTTCTACTTAATGCCCAAAACATTTCTGTCTTGCTTTGTTCTAATGCATTTAGATATTCACCGTAAGTGTCAATATAAAATTTTTCATATTCTACTTGTGTTGAGCCAATGACTTTCCATTCTTTTCTTTCAATAATGTGTCTGTGTTCGATTTCTTTTTTGTTAAGAGGTTTTTTCGTTGAACAAAGGAATAAGCCGTTGTATAATTGCCTTCCATCAGCATCATGTATAAAGGCATGGTTTGTCTGTCTATCATACTCGTTTTCAAAGTCAAAATATATCTCCGGTATATTGCTACTAATGTTTCTACTATCCATCCAAAACATTTCTGTTTTAGAATTATTCAATGCATATTCGTATTCTTCATATGAATCAATATAGAATCTATCATAAATTACTGGACCAGTTGCTACAATATCATGCTCAATACGTTCTACAGGAAATCTGTAAGTAACTTCCTTTTCTGAAAGTATTTTGTTTTTAGAACACAAAAATAATCCGTTGTACTTGTTATTGCTATGCAAAAATGCATGTGTTTTGTTTTTAAGATCTTTTTCATGATGTGGAATATAAAAGTCAAGATCGATGTTAACTTTTATATTTTTACTGCTCATCCAAAACATTTCTGTTGTAGATGATTCAAGTGCAGTTTTATATTCATTATAATTATCAATTTCAAAAAAGTCATACTGCTTTGGTGTACTTGCAATCATACGTACTTCTTTTTTGTTAACTAAAAATCTATAGTCAATCTCTCTATCTGAGGGATTATAAAATTTGTTACACAAAAATATGCCATCAAATTGATTTCTTTTTCCATTTCCGAACACATGATTATATTTGTAACTCCATTCGTCTGGTTCAAAAGAAAAGTCAAAGTTTTCTGATACATTAACATCATTTGGTATTAACCAAAACATATCAGTTGAGGTTAGTTCTTGTGCTTGACTATAAGTGTCAACAATTTGTATATTATATTTTTCTTTTAATTTTTTGTATTCGCTATCTTTACGGCTACCTAAGAAAAATATATCAAATTTTTCTTTGCCATAATATGGATCATATACGCCACAAATATTGCTGTGTGTATATTTCTTTTTTGCATCAAACTTTGTTGGAACTAGTTGTACTTTATTCCAACTTTTAGGATGTCTACTTTTTTTTCTTACGTAAGGAAATAAGTGAATACCGTTACTTTGTTCAGCACTTGGTCTAAAATGCCAAGGAAATGTATCTAATACTTTAATTGACTTATCAACAAGCCAAACATAATCAGCAACTTCTGCATAATCTTTTACTTGTTCATAATCTTCTACATCGTCTGTATGTAGTATTGGATAACATTGAAAAATGTGGTTTTTTAGGACGTCTTGTCCGTTATAGATGTTTTTACTAAATCTTTCAAATCTACTAACTGAATTCATTTGTTTCCTTTAACATATATGCCTTAGTGCCGAAGTGTGCAACTTTTTCACTTATATCAGCATCTACATATATTTTATAACCATTATCTCTGGCTAACTTACAAAAGTGAATATCTTCACCGCTAAGGTCATGTGTGTCGTCGTTCCATGTATAGTTAAACCAAGGTGAATCTAATACACGATACACATCTCTATCAACTAACATACACCCAAGACCTACTGCAAAAACTTCATGCAAACCTTTTGACTCTGTTAGTCTACTATCTAAGTTGTATTGATCAGTAAACGCAACACTACGTTGAGGTTTGACTCGTGTGCTGTATGTTGCAGCAACAATATCTTTTTTATGTTTAAGGAACACATCGACAACATTTGATGGTATGTGCATATCGCTATCTAACCAAAGTATGTGGGATGCCCCTTTGGCAAAGGCATCCCAAACTAGCGTGTTTCTTTGGTTGGCAATCACACTGCCAAGATTGAATAGAACATCAAATTCTATTCCGTCTTGTTGCAGACGTGCTGTGAGATTTGCTAAACATAAAGCAAATCCTGTGTGAACTGTATCCCGTGCTGGAATACAAATCGCGATTCTCATCTTAAACTAGAGAATCATCAACTGTGTCTGTGTTTAATTCTTGCTCTGCAGCCACAGTATCATTATTCCACTGTCTTGCAGTACCAGTTGCTACTTTTACTGCTTCGCGGAAATCTTCGGATGGAAGGTTGCCCATTTCAAGCATTGTTTCAGGCTGAACCTTACCAAGTGTTAGTAGATCAGCAGCGGCCTTTTTACCGATAGCACGAATCCAATGTTCTCTATCATCATCTGCTGCTCGCGCCATTACTACAGTTTCTTTTTCACCGTCAAGAATAGCGTCTTTGATTTCTGTTAGAATACTTTCATCTACTTCAAGAGATGAAAGTTTAGTTAGTTTACGGGCCTTGCTGTATTCATTTGCAAGTTCGATATTTTCAATTTGATAACGTGTTAGCATACGTCTGCTCCTTTACTTTGCTAGTTATACTCCTGGAGTTCCTAAACCGCCAAATGTTGAACTCATAGGAATTGTTGTACCACTTGAGATACCCAAGTAGCTACCCAAAAAACTCATTGTAATTGGGGTTGTTGAAGAGCCAAAATAGTTTCTAATTTGACTCATAGTAATTTGTGATCCTGTTGGAGGTAATGCCATAAGTGATCCTATCTACAGTTAATATAATATATACTAACTGCAAATAGAATCTTTGTCAAGAACTTTTTTTAATTTTTTTCAATTAATTTTTGCACCATTGCTTTAAGTTCAGCAATCTCAGCAGCCTGCGCTTCAATTTTGTCATCTGCTTCTTTTACTGCTTCGATTAGCAACGGAACCATACGCTCATACTTAACTGTTAGATAGTCTTCGCCTGACTTACTGTTACCATCTTCGTCTAAGTCGAACGGTGCAGCAACAACTGCTTCTGGTAGTACCTTTTGTACTTCTTGAGCACTAACACCTACTTGTGTATTGTCATTGTTGTATCCGTACTTCTTAGCAGTTTCGTTTTCAACATATAGATAACCATTAAGTGCTTTTACTTTATCAAGGGCGCCTTCTAGTTTACCTGTGAATGTTTTCAAACGTTCGTCTGAGTAGTATGCTGTAACTTCGCTTGTTGCAAGCAATTGACCGTTTACATACCAACCTTCGTTTTGTGCTCTTGCTTTCCATGCACCATTATAGTAGATGTATGTGTAAGAGTTTTGTTGTCCGTATAAAGACCACTCGTTATTAGTATCGTTATAGATACCGTAAGCGCCCGCACCATTTGACATAAACACCCAGTCATCTCTAATAGACCACCCTGCGTATGATCCGCTTGTACCGTATACACCTTCTGCTCTGAATGTACCATAGTTCTGTCCATTAGCAGGAGCAATATAGTTAGAAGTGTTACCACCGATACCAATAACATTTTTAACCATCAAGTTACCGGCAGTAGTAAGTGACATAGCACCATCAGATGCTGCATCGCTTGTATCTCTCCACAGGAAGCCTCTATCATTATCAGCGTTCATAGTAAATGTCATTGCATAGTCGTTAAGCCAACCATAACTTTGAGCACTTATCATACCAATTGTATATGAACTCGAACTCCAAACCCTGAGCTTATCGTATGAGTTGCCACCATAACCGTCAATTAAGCCAATGTTATAGCGTGTACTAGGACTAAATCTATCTGGGAATGTACCACTTGTAATGTTACCAGCATTGATACTAGTAATACTTGCACCATTACCACTAAACGTACCACTAATAGTACCACCGTTGGTAATATTGTTTGAGTTCATATTCAATGTTGATCTCAATGTAGGAACAGCATTTCCAGTACCTAAATACAAGGTATTTGCACTATGATCTCTCCAAATATAGTTTGTTGTGCCGTCTGTAGTATCTTGAACAATAAAGTCTGCATCGTTAACTTTAATCGTAGTAGCACCGTTGTCTACTCCTGCACCGTTAACAAAATCACCAATGTCTTGTCCGTCAACTGTATCAGCATCTAGACCTGAACCTGCACCATCATTGCCAGCATGCCATACTTTATTACCGTTAACATAGAAGTCACCCGGTCCATCGATAGCAACCATTAGGTTTGGTTCTGTTGTTTGGAACTTAAATGACGCACCGTATCCACTACCAACTGAAGCACCGTCTGAATGTTCAAAGTTTAGTCTACCATACTGTGTATTTGATGCGTGGTCAGTAAAGTCGATTCTTGCGCCGCCTGCGTTAGTTGTGTTTCTAATAACAAGTCTTTGTGCGCCAGAGCCTACCAAACTAATAACGCCACTTGCTGTATCATTTGCATCTGAACGTAAGAACTGTGTACTATCAATACCGTCTAGCGTATCTGCACTAACATTTGTAAGCCCACTACCGTTACCAGTAAATGTACTTGTACCAATGTTAATGTTACCAAAGCCGCTTGTGATTTGACCTGCATTTAGAGCACCTGTACCTGTGATACTTGTATAACTACCACTAATTCTTGCGTTAGGTACTGTACCGCTTGACAAGTTACTTGCATTTAGTGATGTTAATCCGCTACCATTACCTGTAATTGTTCCACCAACATGTAGGTTTTTAGCAATACCAACACCACCACTTACTTTTACAGCACCAGTTGTTGTGCTACTTGCTTGAGTTGTGTTTGAGAACGTCTTAATACCACTCATTGACTGGTTGCCACCTAGTCTTGCTCCAGCAACAGTACCACTTGACAAGTTACTTGCATTTAGTGTTGTCAATCCACTACCGTTACCAGTAAATGTACTTGTACCAATATTAATGTTACCAAACCCGGAACTAATTGCACCTGCGTTTAGCGTACCTACAGCATCAATGTCAGTTTCGTGTTGTGTTACACTTGAACTTGAAATTCTACCATCTGGTACAGTTCCGCTTGTAAGTTGGCTTGCATTAAGTGCAGTAAGTGAAGAACCAACACCTGCAAAGCCTGTAGTACCACTGAATGATAGTGTTGTAGTGTTAACAGTTAGTCCTACACCTGGTATTCTTACATTTGCATGTGAAGCATTACCTAATGTAATTTCATTGTTTGTTGTGTTTGCTGTTGGTGCAGCATCTTTACCAATAACAATGTTATTACTACCTGTTGTAATTGTTGCACCTGCGCCGTAGCCAATAATTACGTTATTACTTGCATTTGCAATTTCTAGTGCTTTATATCCAATAGCAACGTTTGCATTAGCAGTAATTGAGTTTTGCATACTTTCAGCACCGATTGCTGTATTACCGCCTGTTGCTGCATCAATTTGTGAAAGGGTATATGCACCCATTGCTGTGTTATTTGCTGAAGCAGTAGCTAATGCAAGAGCATCTTTACCAACACCTGTGTTTTGATTACCTGTTAATACAGCACCAAATACACCATCTCCGACTCCAACTGAGTCAATACCAGTTGTTACAGCAGCACCGCCTCCTGCAAAGAAGTTGGTAGCACTACTGCCGCCACCTTCGCCAATTAAGTGTCCGTTTACTGTGATATCACTTGTAAATGTTTTGCCTGATTGTGAAGTAGGAAGCACTGCATCTGGGATAGTACCACTTAGTAACTGAGACGCATTTAAGTTTGTTAGTCCGCTACCATCACCGTATATAATACCACCAACTCTAAGTTTTTTAGCAATACCAACACCGCCTGCTACAACTAAAGCACCGTCTGTTGCTAGAGTAGATTCAGTTGTGTCGCTGACTGTTACAATTGTACTCGTTGCAAAATTAATGCCTGTACCTGCATCTTTTTGAATTGTATCTAAACTAATTGTACCAACATTTGTGATGTTATTGTCATTAAAACTAGTAGCCCCTAGGCTTACTGTTCCTGTTGCTGTTAGATTTGATGATCCAATGTTAATATTACCAAAGCCTGAACTTATTGCACCAGTATTAAGTGTTCCTACAACAGTTAAACTTGAGTTTACAATATTTGCACCTAGTGTTGTAGAATTTAGAACACTTACGTCATTGATATAATATGCTTTACCGCTTACAAGATTAATGTCTTCGCTTGAATCCCAACTAGTGTTTGTAGCATCATAAGTCCATGTTGCATTTGCAGCGTCTACAGTAAGTCCTGCGCCGTCTGCTGCGGCAGCATTCGCTGCGCCCTTTGCTACTGTAATGTTTAAATCTTCAACATCTAGTGTAGTTGTGTTGAGTGTAACAGTTGTTCCGTTTACAGTTAAATTACCGTCAATAGTAGTGTCACCTGTTGTAAAGTCAATTGTAAATTTGTTTAAACCGTCACCAAACAGTAAGTTACCAGTTGATGCAACTTGCATACGCTGTGTACCAGCAGTGTAAAAATCTAGTTCATCGTTATCTGCACCAGCACTACTTTCTGCTTCAATTTTAGTATCTTGGTCTACATCTTTCACACCACCTAGTGATCCCCAGTTACTTCCATCGTAACCTTCAAATGTACTATCGCTAGTATTATAACGAATTTGACCTTGTGCTGCTGCTGTACTTACACCAGTTTCGCCCGGACGTTGAGCACTTGTACCTACTGGAATTTTTAAACCAGTACTTGTTGTAAATACTGCATAACCTGTATAAGTTAAGACGCCACTTGTGTCAATACGTAATCTTTCTGTAGGACTTTGAATAAAATCGCTTGTTGTTGTAACTGTACCAGTTTCTACAACAAAGTCACCACCTGTACCTGCGCCAGTACCAAGGCCGCCTATAATTTTAATTTCGCCGCCGCCGATATCTGTACCAATACCTGCTGCGCCGTGTATCTCAACATCTGCTGGTGTTGCACTTGCTTCTGCATCACCAAAAATTACTTTTTGATGTTTAACAATTAGTTTATTATTAATTTCTGCACTACCTGCAACGCCGCCTGAACTACTTACTGTAACATTTAATTCTGTTTGCACAGTAAACGAAGTTGCATTAATTGTTGCCCCTAATACTGGCCATGTACCATCTAGTGAAGCAACACCGCTGCTTGCAATAGTTACAAAATCACCTGCTCTAATACCTAACACTTCTGGTGTGTAAGTAAATGTTAATGAAGTTGTTGTAGGAATAGTACCTACTGTAGGTTTGTCAATATATACAACATCATCTGCAACACCTGATACTACTGTGTTTGCTTGTATACTTGCACTTCCTGTAACAACCATACCAACTTCAATTGTTGCTGTGCTAGAAAGCGGAATAAAGTCGTCTGTGTTGTTTACGTTTTCATTTGTTGTTCTAGAAAATCCGTTTAAGTTGACAGCAACAACTTGACTTGTTGCAGCATCATATCCGTCAATAAATGAAGTGATTGCTCTAGTTGTTGTGCTTGCACCAATTCTAGTTACATCTGCTTCGCCGCTTATTTCAACAGTTGTAAGATTTTCGTTGTAAACCTTACCAGTAGCAGTACTCTTAGAACCTGTATCTGCTGCACCGATATCTAAACTATCTATGATATCAACCGCATCACCCCACACAGGATAACCACCATCTACTACAAGTATATTTCCTTCTCTACCAATATTAAGAGAATTAAGTGTACCTGATGTTTGTGCATAAATTAAATCACCATCAGCATATGTACTTAGGTTAGTACCGCCTCTGTTAACAGGTACATTACTTGTTAGGTTAGCAGGATTGAGGAAATAACTGCTATCTAAACCGTCTAATGTACCTGCATCAACAACACCATCTTTGATAAACACTTGGCCTGACCCAGCAGCGTCAACATCAAATTGTGCTTGGAAGAATCTACTTGTACCTAGTGTAGAATATGTTCCACCTGGGTCATAATCAGCATTTGAAATACCAATATCTACTGCACCATAATAATCGCCACTGGTATTAGGACCAGTAAGTGTAATTGGATTATCAGTTGTGCTGGCTTTTGTAAGGGTTTGAACTGCAACAGCATAAGCACTGTCACCTCTTAAGAATGTGTCACTACTTGCAATACCGCTTGCACCTAATCTGCTTGGTGATATAGTACCTGAAATAATGTTACTTGCATCAATGTTTGTAACAGCAAGAGTGTTCCAGTTTGCTTTCAATCTACTTGATGTATTGATTACTACATTAACTTGCACATTGTTTGGAATAACCTCCGCATCGCCTGTACCAGTTGCAGTAATATCTGAAGCATTTGTTACAAGTCCGTTAATACTGCTTAAAGCATCTGATCGTAGTGTATGTAGTGTAACACTGTTAGTTGTAACAGAACCAATAAAGAATCTTGCACCTGATACAACTTGAACACCGTTTATAGAAAATAGTCCAGTTCCAGAACTTCCATCATCTTCTTCTTCTATTCTAATAGCGTCACCAGTTGTTAAACCGTGGTTCGGAACAATAATACTGTTATCATAAATGTTAACGTTAAATCTTGTCCATTGATGAGCATTATTAGCAGGAGTTGTTAAAAATTCAATTTGATTTAACAAACTAAAATCTTCGTATACTTCGATAGTGTCTGCGTCAATACGCTTTGCATAGTACACACTACCATTTAGTAGTCCGCCGATTGCAACATTACCTAATGTATTATATCTAATAGGATCACCGTCTGTGTACCCATGGGCTGTCATTGTAATTCTATCGAGTGTATAGTCAACATTACCACCGCCTCCTGTGGTACCTGCTAAAAACTGATTTACAATGCTATCATCTAGTGTGATATTAATTTTAGAACTTACTGCATCATTGTCTTCAATAAAGTCAATTGACGATGCACTTGCTACGTAAAGTTCACCGCCTAAAATGTTTACATAAGCTCTATCCTCAATAGCAGCAATTTCAATTTCAAAACCACTACCTGTGCCGCCTACATCGCTTGCATTTAATTCAAGTAAATCACCTACTGCGTAGCCTGTGCCACCTCTACGTAAATCAACATCGCTGATTTGTCCTGCTGTAACAGTAACATCTGCTTTTGCTCCTGTACCTACTCCAGTCTTTGCTTGCAAGTCTACCATTTCGTAAACAAGAGTACCTAGTGTAGGTGTATAACCACTACCGCCAGTGATATTAGCGTTATCTACGTTTGTACATATACCATAACGTGTTTCTGTAACTGCACCTTGTGCGTTACCGTCCGCAGAAGTAACAATGGTCCTTACTGTACCTGTTGCTGATTTACTGCCTTCATTAGATCCTGTATTTGCAATTGTAAAGGTTGTCGAACTTGGTACACTTGTAACTAGGCCATTTACGTTGTAAAGTGTATCATCACACTCAACTTCAACGTTATTACCAATTGATAGATTATGGTTGCCGCTTGTTGTAATTGTAGCAACATTACTTGTTCTTTCAACATCTGTAATTGTTTCAACTGTAAAGTTGAAAGGCGCACCACTTGAATCTAATACTAGATACTGACTAGAGTTAGAACTTTTTAAGAAGAAGTTATCGGTAATTTCTGATACTGCACCAAGTGTTAATGGTGCTTGTCCAGAGTCAACACCCGCAATAAAGATATTGTTTGTAGTATCAAAGTCAGTACCTGTTGAGTCTTCACCTGGTTTGAATTGATTATCTAAGCTAGCAACTAGTAGGTTAGTTGATGAAGCATAATCACCTTTTGCATATCCAACGGCTCCTGTTGTCGGTTGTGTAATTAAATCACCGTCAGTTGCTGAAATTGGTGATGAAAACGTTAATTCAATCTGATCATATTCTTCAGTACCAATATCACCTGCTTTTAGATCAATTGCTGGAATTTCATCAACTTGTGTAAGCCTTGACAAATATCCATCTGTGTTTGTACTTGTAAACTGTCTTGTAGCAGGAATCAAATCTGGGTTCAACTGACCGTTAGTATTCAACTGAACAATAGCACCTGGAACTGCCGCTGTTGACACAGATTTATCAATAAATCCGCCCAATCTGTTTGATAAGAAACTTCTTGTTGCTAACTGTGTAGATAGTCTTGCATCACTTGGACCGCCGATTTCATCGTCACCTAAGTTAACACTTGTTGAAATTTCTTCAATAGCAACATTAGAAAGACTTAGTCTCAAAGCATCAAGTTCGTCCACTTGAACTTTGTTTCTAAATGTAATGTTACCAGTTCTGTTGAACGCTGTAATAAAGTCACCAACTTTAAAGTCACCAAGTTCGTTTGTACCTGATGAGTAACAACGTCCTGGTAATTCTTCAAACTGTTCAAATTCAGTTCTTGTGTTACCGCCGTTTTGTGGTAGTGCGTTATAGTCTGTACCTGACCCTGCAAATTCCCAAGTATGTGATGATGAGTTAACAATTGAAGGTCTATGTAACCAAATTGCTTTCTCAGGAAGTGCAACTAGATTTGTTAGTAGTTCGCCTGCAACTGTAGGTTCGATTGTAAATGTTGCAGTTGAATAACCATTAAATGGTTGAACTTCATTTACACCGATATTTGAAAAAGGACTAGGTGTATGATCATCATCAATAATACTTAAATTACTAAATTGCACTCTTTGTGTAGATTCACCTACTGCAACTTCTTCAATTGAAACTACAAGTTCTCTAAGATTAGGTGTCCAACTATATACAATAGCACGGTTATTTGCTGCGCCTGTTGTAGCAGTAATTTGTCTACCTGGAACAAATGCATAACCTTCACTACCTGATGGTAAAATAAGCTTTTGATATGTTGTGTGACTTGAAATAACTTCTTTTACAAAGAATTCTTTGATGTTTGTAAGGAATTTGTGAGTACCGCTAGATGTTGCAATAATATTAACATCAAACTCTAAACTGTCATCAAATGTCAAACTAAATTCATTTAGGTTGATTAGTTTTACATAATAGGTTTGCTCTTCGTCAAGTCCTTGAATTGGAGGATTTCCGTTAGCACTATATACAACTTGTTCACCATTTACAAGTCCGTGTGATGTTTTTGTAAAAATATTTGTTACTTCAGAAACACCTGATCCACCATTAATTAAAACTTCATCGGGCGGATCTTTAAATTGATTTGTGATTTCACCTTCTGAACTTACGTCAAACGATGCTGGAATACTGTCTGGATCTGAAATTGCATCTTTTATCAAATCGAACAGTTCATCTACGTATGCTCTAGGCTCACTATCAAGATCTGTAAGTACAATGCCTGTTAGTCTACTTGCTTCTTCAATTGCATCAATTGTTTGTTCTTCTTGTCCACTGATAGTAATGTTAGAACTATCTGCGATACGTTGTGAATAGTATGCAAGTGCTGCCTGTCTAGTCAAAGCGTTAGCAGTTGCCCATGTATCTCTACTCACAGCATCTAATATAATACTTAAATCCCTACGACACTTTGCTTCATCGTAATTAAACAAATACCATATATCGCCAGGCGTTGCTGCTGCAACACTGTTTGTGATGTAAGTTATAGTATCGTCAATAATATTTTGTGTTTCACCTTGAATAAGATCGTAAGCAATTTTATATTCAGGATCTCTAAAGCGTAAAACGAATTCTTCAACTGGTGCAGTACGGTTTAAACCGACAATACTAATTGTTTGTAAGCCTTCACTTTGACCTGTTGCTGTAACATAAGCACGGTCAAACACAAATGCTTTAGGTGAATAACCTGATGAACGTAGTGCATACAAACCAAAGTTTGTAGCAGAGTTAGTAATTGAACAATAACCACCTGACTGTGTATAAACACCGTTGAGTAGGAAAATTTGGAAACAAGACACGATCTGTGCGTAAGCATCATTGAGTAGTCGCCAGCCTGTACCTCCAAAACTAAGCATAGTAAATGCGTTAGCAACCATCGACTTACCTTGTTCAGGTGTAGCGCCAATTACTGGATTTTCTTGTTCGATAGGAATCAAACCGATGTTTGGAGAAACAATCTTAGCACCATCAATTTTAGCACCGTTTAGACCAAGGAAGGAAAGAATTGAACAGTTTTGGACATACGGTGATGTTGTAATAAAAGGAGCAGTATCAGGTAGATTTGTGTAACCTACTCTGTCTACAGTTGCATCAGACGGATCGTCAAATGCAACACAGTAATCACCTGTCCATAACGGAACAAAATTAGCATCAACCTTGTCTCTAAATGTAAATTCACCAAAGTAACAAGCGTTACGAACACGGAGAATATCTTGGTTTGCATTTGCAGGACGAATAATACAACCACGCAAACCGTCACCTTTGATAACTGTGTTATCTGGAACAATAACCGGGTTTTGTTCCTCGTAATCACCTACAGCAATTTTAACGTTTACACGTATACCATTTGTTGTACCATCAGGATTATAAACTAAACCAGAAGCAATTTGACATGCACGTTTAATTGTTCTTACAGGTTTGTTCAGGCCATCATTAGAATCATTACCACGTTCTGCAGACACATACACAACGTTACCACCATAAACATCTGGGTTTTCAAATGCTAAAGAACCATCACCTGTTAGACGTAAAACCTGTCCATCGATACCATTTTCTGTTGGTAAAACAATATCATATGAACTAGGAAGAGTAGTCGGTGCTTTTATGTTAATACTATCAAGACCTGATGCAGTTGCTTCTCTCATCTTCAATGCCTTAGCATTGTCGATAGTAACATCGTCTAGAAATTCCATATCGCTGATAGAAGCAATAAATTTCTTTTCACCGTCGACTGTCATATCAATAGTACCAGATGTACTATCATCAGGTTCGTTAACTGCTAGTTCTGTATCTTTGGAAAAAATTCTTCTTGTAATGTCTTGAACAGTATTGTCATCTCTAAGCAGGAAAACTTTACCGTCTGCTGTGTTAATTGCTAGTTCGCCGCTCTCTAATTGTGAAACTATAGGTTTCTTGTCAGCGACCGCACTTCGCTTGTGTCTAATTTTGGTTGCCATAAGGCTTATCTCCTATCAAGGTACGGGTCAGGTCTATATAGACGCCCATGTTAACGCAATAGAAATTGCTAAAAGTATTTATCAAGGAAATTAATAGTGGTAGTTTTTAGAAAGTACCACCATCTATAGTATCTGTCCAAACTGGTGTAGCATCTGCGTCACTAGTTACTGTAAGTATTTGGAAACTGTTGCTTGCGTCTGCTGTGCCTGCGGCATCAGTAACTTGTACAGGATCTGCTGTGTTTCCATATAGTATACCGTTTTCAGTAAATGTGCTTGCTCCAGTACCACCATATTGTACTTCAAGATCACTAGTTAAAATAAGCGTTCCGATGTCAGCGTTTACAACAGTTATTTTATTATTAACTGCATCAATAATTTCAGTACTATCGTCTGCAAAAATACTACCAGTAAATCCTGCCGCATCAAGTATACCATCTACAACTAAGTTTGTTGTAAATGTTGAATTTAGTTCGCTGATTCTAAATTTTTCAGTTAGCAATCCATTATGCATGGTGCTAATAATCATATCAAAGTCTTCACCACCGCCTGTTACATCTGTGCTAACAACATCAACTTGTGCTGCTGTTTCAAAGTTGTTTAGGAATGTTTCTAACTCGAACTTCATACCAGTACCAGCACCAGAAGTAATTGCACCAGTGGTAGTATGGTGTGCAAGTGTTAACGGATATACAATATCATCTGCTGCGCTATCAGGTGCATCTGTAATAAGTCTAATTGTATCTGGAGCATAAACAGTTTCGCCTCTAATTGTAAGTGTGCTTGTTCCTAAATGACCAATTTGAATATCACCGCCTATTGTGCCACCGACATATAAGTTGCCACCTATACCCATGCCGCCTGTAACAACAACTGCTCCGCTTTCAGTACTTCTTGATTGTGTATCACTGTTAATTGTAATATCAACAGACTCGTCAACATCCAATTCACTTGCATTCAAATACATTCTCTTTGAACCGTCGGCGTAAAATTCTAACGTATCTTCGTCTGTTCCTGGGCCAGTTTCTGGTCTAATAAATGTATCTTGGTCAGCATCAATAGTACCAACTAATGAACTCCAGTTTACACCATTGTAGCCTTCATAAAACTGTAAGTCTGTATTAAAGCGTACTTGACCAATTACTGGTACAGACGGACGAGCACTTGTGTCTCCTACCGGAACTTGAATACTCTTGTCACTATCAATAATAACAAAGTCGTTGTTAATCGTCAAAGTACCAGTATCTGCACCAATAACAATTGTAGTCGCTTCGCCCATTGCATTAACTGTTGTTACTGTTGTGTTTAGTAAGTTTACAGTTAATGAATCAGTTGTAACATTGGTAGTAGGATTTTCTCCTAATTTGATATCATCTTTAACAACTAGGCTGTTATTAATAGTTGTTGTACCAATCAAATCACCAATGTTAATGTTTGCAGCGCCGCCCGCAAAGTTAACGGTATTAGCATTATCGTTAACTAGATTAAACTCACTTGCAGTAGTTGTCAAGTCTCCGCCATCGACTGCAATGTCTAGTTCAAAAGTAACATCGCCTTCAACTGTGCCACCCGTGATTTTATTTAGATAGTTGTTGCTTAGGAATTGTACCACAGCATTTTGTGTAGGTACAGTATTAATATCTGCTGTACCTGTACTTGCTATAAGATTTGTATTGTCACTAACTTCTTTTAATTCAACACCAACTGGAATACCAAATCTTTGGAAAGGACCAATGCTTGCAATACCTGTTAAATCAATTTGGTTAGCATTAAGTGTAATAGCACCTGTAAGTGCGTTAACTGCAAAGAAATTACCAACTCTAAAGTTACCAATTTGGTCAACAGTACCACCTGCAAACACTTTACCAGTATTAGACTCGACAATTTCGTTTTCAGCAATCGGTGAACCGCCAAAGAATGGAAGTGCGTTATAGGTAATACCTGCACCAACATATTCAAATGCATGACCTGAAGTTGACACAGTACTTACACGCTGCATGTTACCTAGTGTTCCCTTTGTTACTGATAGAACACCTGGGAATAATGTAAGTTCTGCAACACCACCATATTCTAAGTTTAATAATCTAATTGCTTCATCTTCAATGTCTTGTGCTTTAAACATGATCAATTGTCTGTCAGCATAGTCTGCCATAGATGCTAAACCTGCATAATTATGATCTTGTTCAATAGGAAGATATACTGTGTTTCCTGTTTCAGCAATTACAGTAGTTTCAATAACTTCGGCAATTTTAGATACAAGCGTTTTTAGAATCAATCCTGCTGCTGCACTACCATTTGTACCATCTGTTTCTTGTAGTAATGTAGGTGTACCACTAGGTGTAATATCTATGTTTTGTGCAACATCGCTTAAAACTCTTGCTAGATGCTTATATGTAAATTCGGTAATATCTTGTTGGTCTGCATTACCTTCTGATGCTGCACTTAAAATTGTGCCGCTGTAATAAGCTTCTGCTGCTCTGCGAGTTTGTTTGTTACCACCATACATCATATCATAAACTGCTGCATCAATAATGTAGTTTGTATCTCTTTTACACTTTTCTACATTATATCTAAAGCCAATGATATTTTGAGTAATATAATCAATTACTTGCTGCTGATATGTTGTGCTATTTGTAAGGACATTATCTGCTGCTTCTACAAGACTGCTACTGATCCAACTGTAATCTGGATCAGTATTTTGAGGAGTAGTACCTAGTCCTAAACTGTCTGTAATAGCAAGGATTAAAATATTATAAAGATCATTTGCAACTTCACTTTCTGTTGAAGTGCCAAATGTTCCGCTTAAATCTTGTGTTTCACCGTTTCCAGGTTGTACAGCAATTGGAACACCTTCAATGATACTAACACTAATATCTCTCAAGTGTTCAATAGCATCAGCAGTTTGAAACTCTTGTCCAACAATAGTAGAAACACCGTCATCAAAATATGCTCTAGTGCTTACTAGTATACTTCTGTTTCCGCCGTATAGCATATCATGTGACACACTGTCAATAATGTATTCACTGTCTCTACGACATTTTGCTTCGTCGTAACTCAAACCATTTAAACTTGTGTTAATATAATCAATTACACTTTGTACAAGATCTGATTGAGAACTGTCGCCGCTTGCTAAAATTAAATCTCTTGAGTTTGTTAAGTTAGAAGCAACCCAAGTTAAATCGGGCTCATAAAGAGATGGAAGATTTTCTGTGCTTTCTTCTTGTAACACATCAACAATATAAGTTACTAAGCCTGCCAATTCATCCATTTCTGCTGAACTTGCTGGATTACCTGTAAGCGTTTGTCCTGCTCTGTTTTCTATAATTATATCGTCAGCAATATCAATTAATTGTTGGTATGCAGCAATTGTTTCGTCTTTTTGTGATGCAGGAATTTGCGATGCAGTTCCTTCAAAATACGCTAATGCTGCTGTTCTTGTTGCAAAGTTTGTACCGTATTGTATGTCATGCGATACAGCATCAATGATATATCCTGTGTCTCTTTCGCACTTTGCTTGATCGTAAACTAAAGTTGGGAAACTTAAATTGATCCAAGCAATTAATTCACTAATAATGAACGTTCTGTTACTTTGTAATAGTGTTCTAGCATATGCTTTATTAACATCTGATCCAGGATCAGTAAATGTTAATGGATCAGCACTAAGGACACCATTTTGTAAAATATCAATAATTTCATCAAACAAGTCATTACATGCTGTTACGCTTGCACTATCTGCCGCAACAAGTGTTGCTACTTCTGTTCTTAGATATGTGATTGCTGCAACAGTTTCTGTTAATTGATCACTGATTACTAAAGAAGCATTTGCATTATAATATGCCAGTCCTGCTTGTACACTGTTATAATTTGTACCTAGAACTAAGTCATAAGTTACAGCATCTAGAATTAAAGCAGTATCTCTTGCACATTTTGCACTGTCATAAACAAAATAGTTGTTAGCAATATACTTAATTGTATCTTCAACTAGGAAATCTCTGTTTGCTTGTAATAATCTATTTGCATCAATTAATTCTTGGCTTGCAGGTGTTGGTGCAGGGAATGTTCTACCTTCACTAGGCAATGCAGTTTGTGCGCCAAAGCCGCCATCTGGAACAGTAGTTAAGGTTTGATCTGCAAATTCGATTAAGTTTAGAATAATATCAAATCTGTCATTTACTCTTTCAACTGCAACACTGCTACCTGCTGCGCCTGCTGCTGCTAGTGTTTTTAAATATCTAATTGAAATAATAGTTGCAGGTTTTTGTGCAACATCAAAATATGTTGCTGTTGCTCTTTGATATGCTTGTCCTGCTTGAATACTATTGTGATTTGTGCCTAGTTTAACATCTCTTACAACAGCATCTAAAATAAGTTCTACATCTCTTTTACACTTTGTTCTATCATATGTAAAGTTTGGATATGTTGTAAGCAAATAACTTGTAATATTAGTTGCAAAATTATCTTGTGCTGCAAACAATGAACTTCTTGCTGCTTGCACATCTGCTGCTGCCCAAATAACACTTGGATATTGTACTTCAGGTAAGTTTGTCAATGCACCTGTGTTAATTACTTCAATAATAATATCAATATAATCGTCTGCACGTTCTGCTTCAACACCTGTTGCATTTGCTGCTGATGTATCTTGTACTAACAAGTTACCAGTAGATCTAAATACTGGATCTCCTTGCAAAATCTGTGTTGTAATTTCTTTTAATCTGCCATATGCTGCAATAGTAGCAGTAGTTTCGTCTGCTCCTAATTGACTTGCTGTTCCTACAAAATACGCTTGTGCTACGTCCCTAGTTGCATAGTTACCGCCATATAAGATATCGTAAACTAATCCGTCAACAATGTGACCTACATCTTTATAACATGCATCTTGATCATAATCTAATGAAGGATAGTTTTCGTCTACCCATTTAACTATTTCTTCTTGAATAAAGTCTTTGTTGTTAACAAGTTGATCTCTTGCATTTTCTCTTGCTGCAATAACACCCGTCGGTGAAGGATATGTGTAATCGTCTGCACTTGTGCTATCACCTCTCGAAAGGATTTCGATAATCTCATCCATTGCATTGTTTACTCTGCTTGTAGCAGTTGAACTTGCTACAACATTAGGTAAAGCAAGCATTAGTGTTTTTAGATATTGGTATGCTGCAATAGTTTGTACTTTTTGTTTTTGGTATACAACACTTGCATTTGCACGAGCATATGCTCTACCTGCTGTAACACTTGAATAGTTTGTTCCTAAAGCAGTATCATATGCAACCGCAGTTGTAATTTGCCTAACATCTCTTTCGCACTTATCTTGATCATATGAAAGATCTGTAAATTGGTCTGAAATATAATTTACAACTTCGTCAATAATAAAGTCTTTATTTTGAACAATATTATCTTTTGCAGCAATTACACCGCTGTCAATATTTGTAAGTTCGTTATAAACTACATCCGGTACCGCAGTACTATCGCCTTGTGTAATTGTATTTGTAATAATTGCAAAGTTTTCAATTATGTTATATCTATAGTCTATGTTAGCAGGATCTGTATCAGGAACACATTTTAGCATTTCGTCTCTTGCTGCTTCAATACCATATATTGTAGGTGCTAACTGTTGGTTAAGAACTTTTTGTGATGTTGCACGAAGATAACTTCTGCCTGCATTAATACTTTGATAGTTTGTGCCAAGTGCAGAATCTCCTGATACTGCATCAATAATTCTTTGTATATCTCTTCTACAAATTGTTTCATCATAAATGAATGGTCGTGTTGTAATTTCAGATGAAGTTACATAATATCTTGTTTCATCGCCTTCAAACGTTATAATAGAACCTGTCTGTGGAATATCACGTAAACTATCTACTTCAACTATTCTGTTTGTAATTAAGTTTACAGTACCTGTTGCAGGAACACTAAACCCACCGCCTGTAAATGTAATGTTAGGTATAAAATCATATCCACTACCCTGATTACTAATACTTACAGCAACAACTTTACCTGTTGCAGGATCAATACTTGCATTGCCTGTTGCTTGTACACCGCCTGGCGTAGTAGGAGGATCAATAGTTACAGAAGGTGCATTTGTATAGCCAGCACCTTGGTTATTAATAGTCACACTACCAACAACAGAATAATAGTCTTGTGTAGGTCTAGCAGTTGTAAATACTTTCTCAAATAATCCATCAGCAATAATTGCATAAGTACCAAAGTCACTAACAGAGTTCGAGATCGAAAGATACCCGCCTGCGGTTGCTTGGAAACCAACTCTTGTAAAAACTGAGAAGCAACTAACAATCTGTGTATATCCTTCATTAAGTAGCCAAAAGCCAATACCACCTTGTGCAACTTGTGTAAACGCATCAGCAACAAAGGATCGTACAAGACTTCTCTGATCGTAGGCGGCACCGTCAACTTTCATACCGTTGCCGCCACCGTTGTCGTTTACACGTTTTTCAAGCGGTACATTAGGATCATCTATAATTGGTCTAGCACCTGCCGGTACACCTGGAATTTGTTCTGTTTGAAAAGGAACAAATTCAGTACCGTCGTTTAACCACGGACCATTCATGTTTGTACAGTTTTGTACATATGGTGAAACAGTTACAAGTGCACCTGGTCTAATTTCTGCACACCAACCTGGATCTGCTAATCCTCTAAATGTAAGTTGAAACAAGTAACATGCACAATCCATATAAAAAATTGTTTCAGTATTATTGAGCGGCCAAATTTGACAGTTACGTAAACTATCACCTCTAACAGTCATACGTTCTTTTAACGTAATCGGATTATCTTCGTAATAGTCTCCTGGTGCAACTTTAATAGTTGATCCTGCTGGTGCTGCTTCAACAGCAGATTTAACTGTTCGTTTTGCACGATCAGGTCCTTGACCTAATCCATCATTTTCGTCACTACCTTGTAATGACACATAATAGATTAGTGTATCAGTAGGACCACTTGAACTACCTGTAACTTTTAGATCACCGTTAATTTCAACAGTGCCGCTACCCGGATTAAGTTCAATTGTACCGTCACCTTTAATTATAAGTTGACGGTCTCCTATTTTCCTGTCGTGTAATATCTGCTGCTTTACATACTTCATTTATACTTCCAAATAACTTATTGTCGCATTCAGTTTATCCGAATCCGGACTAATCATTACTATTCTGTCACCTTCTTCTAAAATCAATCTCTCAACATTAAAAGAAAATGTTTCCTGAGCAGGCATAGATATATTGTTAAGGACTTTATTATCGTCTGATTTAACTCCGCCACTTCCTTGTATTACATGCATATCAAAACTACTGTCGTTTACAGATGTTATCGAAGTAGAATAGTTGCTAACTAACACGGTCGTGATGGCATATTTCTTTCCTGCTGGAACATCTAGCAATGTTGTATCAGTTTCGAGTATTTTTACACTGTTAATCGCCATCTTTCTTCCTTAAAAAATAATACTATAAAGCAGAGCTTTATTCCTGCTTATTAATTCGTCTTGTGTACCTAATTCGTTTATAAAATATAAACCTGTGCCGCCATCAGCTTCGTCTTTTGCATATATCTTTGTACCATCAGTAGGTGGTGTATCTTCTGTATCAGTTAGTGCAGGATCTATTAATTTAGGAAACAACATAGGTGTTAGTACTTGTACATCACCTAAATTATTACCTGATAATTTCAAATCACTATCAAGTCCAGATGCTGAAATGGTATTTTCATCTATGGTAACCAATGCAATTTCTGCAGATGTTTCATAAAAGTATGCAATTTCACTACCGTCTACAGTAATTCTAACATTACTTAGAGATGTAACACCATCTAGTGTACTAAATGCTTCAACTTTTGTTGTTCCATCTGGTTCAACAGCATTAATTCTATATTGCCAATTATATTTGTGATAATCTCTAACATAATCTTTTAAGAACTGCAAATTAGGAATAGCATCTGGTTCATACCCTGGCCAATCTGCTCCTGACAATCTGTTAGAATTTGTAGGAACATTTTTTATTTCACTGCCGTCGTATTCAGCAAGGCGTTTTTCATAATCAAGTGTGCCTGATACAGAAACAACGCCGCCTAAATTGGATCCTGGTAACAAGTTAAGATCATTACCATCTTCAGTTTTAATGCTGCTTGTATAGATACCTAAGTATCCTGAACCTTCTAAACCAAACTTAAATGCACCTGCATTTGCTTCTAACACACCGTTAGTGTATGACAATAAGTTTTCATCGTAAAACATAACAGCATTTGGCAATGTGCCTCTGTCCATTATGATACCAGAAATTTCATCGCCACCAATACCAGTTGCAATTACTCTTTGTATATTACCATCACTTATGTATGCAATAAACCCTGATGTATCTACAGGAGTAGTTAATGCAAAGTCTGCAAATAATTCAACTGTAGTAGGATCAACAACATTTACATAGTAAGTGTTATTGTTTAATTCTACCATTCCTAAAACATTAGTAATAATTACTTCGCTACCATCAGTAAAACTGTGAGCATCTGATAATTCTACTTGTGCTGGGTTTGCTTGTGTTATACCAACAATGTCGTATAGTGTATTAGATTGATTGTTTAGTGTTAGTGTTTTATCACTTACAATTAATTCAGACGAAGTAATCGAAGTTTGAGAGCCGTTGACATCTAAATCACCATTGATAACAACAGTGCCGGAACCTACATTAATTTCAATAGTTCCGCCATCGTTAATTGTTAACTTATAATCGTCGACTCCATACTGTTCGATTCTAGACGCTGTCATTTATATCTCCAACTTATTACTGTCTTGGTAGAGATACACTTAATACTGCGTTTGGTACACCTGAATCTTCTCTTGCATCTGGATGATTACCAATTTCGTAGATTACATTGTCTGCTTTGTCACCATCCGGCGGTGTTGCAGTACCTTTTGCAGTGTTTTCAATTTGCACTGTTCTGTTACGAAGTTGTGTTACTTGATAAACTGTTGAATCAGAACCTGTTGCATCAATTCTAAATGTACCTTCTGGCATACTTCCGTTGCCTTCTGTTGTTAATTTTAGAATTTCACCTGCTGTTGGATCTGCATTATCACTATCTAAGCGTACCCAGAATTGATTAGCACCTTTTACTTTGTAAATGTGTGCTGCTGTGGTTGCTTCTGAACCACCTGTAAAATAGTGACGGCTTACAGCAATTCTACCTGAACCGTATCCTATTTTTGATTTATTAATTGGACGTCCCATTTGTTTCTCCTTTTTGACGTTCTAAGTCTACGCGGTTGGTCTTCCGCATAAGTCCTCATCTAGAGGCTCTCCTCTTGACACAAGTATTTATCCAAAAGATTAAAATGGGTTATTATGTCATAAAAAAAGGCCTGCAATTATGTTGCAGACCTTTTCTATAATATTGATAGGTTGGACTACTGATTACCAACAACCGCACTATGCCCCATCAGGCTCAAAACAGCACGGAACCTCACAATAGAATGGTTAATCCTACTTTTCCTGCAATGCTTTGTCTCCAAAGTCTTACAGCGCCACCACAGCGTGTGAGTCAAGTTAATGCCTGGGTAAGCATCGTTTCCTTGCACTATCTAACTTGGACCGTCGTCTTCGTTATGTTTATAATATA